CTGCCGTTTGAATTCAGGGTCATTCATCAGGCCCGCGTCTGCAATAGAGTCGATAACATCTTGAACACTCGCAACTTTCGCGTACTGCGGGTTAAATTCGCGCGCTATGCGCGGTCGAACAGCTAGCATATCCGCGAATTTCATATCCTTACGGAATTTGCCAACTACTGACCGCGCAGCGCCCACCTGCGATTGATACTTAGCTGGATTCATAACAGCTTACTCGCCCAAGCCAAGCATCTTTCGCGCTTCGCTCTCACTCTTCCCGGTTGCCAGCAACACACTCATGGCAGCCTTAAGGACTTTCTCACGCTTGCTCAGAGCATATTCGTACCGAGCTTCGAGCGCTTGATCCAGCAGAAGATTGACATAAAACTGAATCGGTTCAATTTTCAACTTGCGCGCTTCCGCTTTCAAATTCTCCTGAAAGCTGTCGCGCTCTGCATACATCGCAACTTTCGCTTTGTTAACGAAAGTCTCAGACGCGGCGATTTCGACCGCATCATTGAACAGTTCCACATCCTTTACACGAGGCATAACTATATCCTCTCTTCTTGCGAGTGTCCAAGTTGTCAAAGAACCCACAGCCGGTAACTAGGCTTGCTGAAGCCATTACAGCGTTACCGGCCTAGCTCTGTTTAGAGCTATTCGTAGTATGCTCCTACTCCTGTAATTTGTCAAGTATTATTTCAGCTAATTCATTATCATATAACTTAGTAGTCAACTAGTAAACACTCATGCTCAGTCGCCTACTGCCTCCCTCACTAATAACCATCCAGTTAATATCGGGAGGGTCAAGGTCCAAAAATTGAAAAAAATTTCAAAAACTCGGGGGGGCTCTCAAATAATTTTTTCAGAAAATACACTCTAGCATTTTAGCAGTATTAGCATCTTAGCAGTATTGGCAAATACTAGAAGATAGAGGGCTTTCTTTAGCAATATTAGCAAATACTAGAAGATAGAATGTTTTAGGATTAGAGGGCTTTAGTGCTAGAATCTTTCCCCGACCCCGGCGGCGAGGGGCGAAAGTGTACCGGGAAAATGATAAATTAGGCCTTTAAAGTACAGGTGTACTCTCTTTTAGAGCTTGACTCTTCATCTAAAAGAGGGCATACTCGACGGCAGCTAGGGGTTTTCTCGTTTGGTGACGATGTTAAGCTCTAGCTTTTAGTGGTTCGTGTACATGGGGAAGAGAGCGCTTTAAGGTAAAATAAGAGGTTTCTTAATGACTCAGCAGCTAGAGAACACGCATCTCGATCAACCTTGTGTTAGCGAGGATGTCAGTGTTAAGGAAGCAGTTGAGATTAAGGAGCCTCCTGTTTTTAAGGCGCTCTCTCTTTTTCTCCAGGAGTACGCTTGGGATAAGAGTTTGGTGAGGAGCAAATAAATGATTGCGCGAAAACATATTATCGCAGCAATAGAGGCTGCACCAAGAGAACTTGAGTTTAAGAAATACTATATTCGTGCTACTTATTACAGAAATTCAAAATCGGGAAAAAATTCAGGTGTTAAAATTATCTGGTGGATAAAGTAAAAAAGGAGATTTGATGATTCATATTATTCTACTTGCATTTGCATTTGTGTTCTTCGTGCTGGCAGCTTTTGGTGTTTCACATCCACGAATTAATCTAGTCGCTGCTGGTCTTGCTTTCTGGGTTATGGCAGTTATTCTTAGTGGTTACGGTCATTAGGACTAAAGATGCCAATTAGTACAATTCTCACCGCGACTAGGCGCCGCTTAAAAATGGAGCGGATAGCTCGCCTCGAAGTCGCGGGGTATAAAGATGAAGAAATTGCAGCGACAGTTGGAATTACTAAGACCTATGTATCAATGTTGCGAAGAACTCCAGAATATATTGGAGTCCGAGTTGAAGTAGCTTCTGGAGTCTTAAGCGAAGCAGATAGAGTCCTTCTGCAAGATCAAGAAGCAACTTATGAGCAACTCAAGCAGCTTGTTCCGTCCGCTATGCTTACCATCAAAAACACTCTCCACAATTCTAGAAATCCCAAACTTCAATTCGACGCCGCGAAAGAAATTCTCGATCGAGAAGGAACCTTTGCGAAGATCTCGAAGAGTGAAATCAAAGTAAAAGATAAGTTTGAGTTTGAAGAGAATACTCTCATTGTAACTGATCTTCTCGCAGCTCTCCAGAAGAATAATCCAGAAGAAACAGAAGCTATGATGGATTCTTTTACGAATTCTGGCCTCTCTAAAGAAGCAGAGAAGACGATTCAAGAAGGAATGAAACTTGTAGAGATGCCTTCGCCTACAGAAAAAATTCAGTAAGAGTGAGCTAGATGGGCCTATCGACGCCTGATCTACAAGAGCAACAAGTAGTAGATTCAGTCAAGAGAACTATCGACTACGAGATAGATGAACTCGGAGCGACTCAGGTTCCACGTTCTGTTATAAATAGCTGGCGTCTAATCAACATTAACGACTGCTCTACACAAGAATCCAAGAAAAGCGCAGAGAGGCTGAATTCATTCGCCTCTCTTTTTTATTTCTCGCTGCGAGTCCTGAAGAAGAACAAGCTTCAGACGAATCCAATCTTCAAGCATAATCTTCATTATCAGATGTGCCAAGCGGTGATGAAAGATGGGCTCAAAGAAGTCATTGAGATTCCTCGTGATCACTATAAATCTACAATCTATAGTGAGTGCTTTCCTATTTGGCGGTCCCTTCCTTTTTCAAATAAAGACGCGGATTTAATTCTTAAGATCTATGACCAACTTGGTCAAGATGGTACGATGTATGTTGAGTGGATGCGGAGAGCGCATAATCAAGATTCAAGAATTCTAGTTGTATCAGAGACAATTAAAAACGCCGCCAAGCTAGGAATACGAGTAAGAAACCATTATGAAAATGGTGACATTTTCAGATATCTCTTCGCGGAAGTCATACCGGATGCTTCTTGCATCTGGACGAATGAGTCGTTACAGCAAAAGAGAACTAGAGCAGGTAGTGGTCACGGCGAGGGAACGTTTGATTTTATTGGAGTCGGAGCAGCCCTTCAAAGTCGTCACTATAATATCATTATCCAAGATGATCTTGTAGGGAAGGATGCTCTTAAATCAGAATTAGTGATGAATGATACGATTGAGTATCATAAGCTTCTAGTGGGAGCCTTTGATGCAGATGCTGATAATGCGGGTCGTGACAATGATGAAATCGTAGTTGGAAATAGATGGAGCTACAATGATCTCAATTCGCATCTCCGCGACAACGAAAAATATTTTAACTTTTCTAGACATTCAGCCCTCGGTGGTTGCTGCGACCAACATCCTCATGGAATCCCGATCTTTCCAGAAGCTTTCAACATTGCTAAACTAAGTCGCTGGCGTGCAAGACTTGGAACATATCTCTACTCTTGTCAATTCCTTAATCTTCCAATTAACCCCGAAAAATGTAAGTTTGACACTTCTAGACTCCGTTACTTCCACTATGATAGAGACTACATCGCAGTCGCACGCAATGACCAGCGCGTAGATGATCAAGGTCGCGGCTATCGTGTAAAAATGGTCCATCATATAGATGAGAAGACTATGGAACCTGCGATGGAGGATGTGTTTCCGCGTAATCTTCAGCGCTATATGATTATTGATCCTAATCATAGCGGACAGAAAGGCAGATGCCGTCATGCGATTACTATTACTGGTGTATCACAAAAGCCTCGGCGCATCTATTTGTTACGAACTTGGGCAGAAGCAGTTGATACTAATACCTTCGTCGAAATTATTTTTCAACTTGCTACTGCTTTTAAGATCAATACAATTCATATTGAGACGGTGGCAGCTCAAAAGTATCTCAAATTTCATCTTGAATATTATATACAAGCGAATAGAAAAACAAAACCTGAACTTGCTCATATCAGATTTGCAGACTTGAAATCTTCAACCACTGCAAATGCTAAAATTGAACGTATCGATTCTGTCATCCCAATAGTCGAGCGCGAAGAACTCTGGTTAGATGCTCGTGACTGCTCAAAAGTTGTAGAAGAACTCGAAGCCTACGGCAACAAGAATGGCCTAGTCGATATCCTAGATACTCTCGGCTACGGCCCTCAAGTCTGGAAATTCGATGACGTAGACGATGAAGAATTAGAGAATCTCGTCATAGCCCAACAGACAAGATTCAGAAAAGCAATGCGTATGTCTGCCTAGTGTGAGGTTTAGATGAGATGGTTAAAAAACCAACCTCTAGAGAAGAGGATGATGGTAAGATTTATACTGAAAGGGAATTACATAGGATAGTAGCTAAGTTAAGAGTGGATATATATGAAGGACAAGACATAGATAATCCTTCAGTTATAACGAGGTTAGCTTTGATTGAGACAACGATAAGCGAGATCAAAAAGCTTAAATGGTATTTAGTAGGAGCTATTTTAGCTATGGTTGGTGGTATTATTATAAATTTTATCAGGCATTAAAGGAATAAGATGGAAGATTCTAGGCCACAATTTACATATTATACTCCTCCAGCGCAAGGCGCTAAGTTTGCACCGATGGATGAAGAGAGACTTATAAAGAAGGTAGTTCCTAGGATTGAAGAAGGACTAGAGGAAGAGAAAGAAGAAGATGGGAACAGTAAAGACATTCTTTGATAGTAAAGAAAATCTTCTCATTATGTTCTGGTTATTCTCAGGTATTATGGACTCTATGCCTCCTATTCCTCCGAACGCCTCTTGGCCTCTAGTGTGGCTGCATAATACTTTTCAATTTATAGGAGCAAACTTAGGTAATATAAGTCGCCGCCCTACACAAGTAATGCTGTCAACAACGACAGAGCAGACGCCAACAGCGAGTTCAAAAGTAGAAACTTTAACGACAACGAAATAAGGGAGATAGAGATGGCAAGCTTTAAATCAATTCTTTCAGATATTGGTCACGGGCTTAAAGTATTTTTTGAGAAAGTAATCCCTGGTGCAGTCGCAGCAGAGCCTCTTGTGGATGCTATATTTCCTGGAATTGGAATGCTTTTTAATACAGTAGTAAATGAAGTTGCTTCAGTGGAAGGAATTTCAGTTGCGGCTGGAGCACAATCTGGGACAGGAACGCAGAAGCTTGCTCTAGTTCTAGGGAATCCGAATGTTCAAAGTGCTATCACAGCTATTGAGACTAATTTGGGAGTTTCAATCAATCAAACACAGCAGACTTCTATTATTAATGCTATTGTAGCACTTCTCAATTCTATTCCAGCACCAGCTTCGAGCACTTCTACTCCGGTTACTCAAGCAGTCCCTACAGTTTCAGCAGCAATTTAAAAGGAGATTAAAATGGCAACTACCACACCTCTTGGTATCGTAAAGCTTGATGGCGTTACCGTGGCTAAAATGGAACTTCTTGAAGCGGCAGCTAGGAAGCAGTTTGGAGGCACAAATCTAAGTGCTACTAGCGGTACGATTCAAGATCATGGTGCCTCGGCAATTTATGAATATGATGGAACTGATATTCTTACTATTAGTATCATCAAGCTTCCATCTATCTTTGGTCATAAATTGATGGATGTTCCTGAACTTCAGTCTAAGATTCTTGCTTGGGTTGAAGAGACTATTAATCCTCCAGAGCCAGTTCCAGTTCCGGCGAATGAGCTTTCGACTGCTATTCCAGCCTCAGTTCCGGTCCTAGATAAAACTACTCCAAAGACAGTTCCCACAGTCACTGTTCCAGTGGGAAACAAGGTAGAATAAAGTGGCCTATCCTCAAATCTTCCAAGTTAACTTTGGTGATACAGAGATGCCTCTGTTGCATAAGTATATCAAAGATAACGTGGAACATATTAAACTCCAAGTCAGGGGACTCCGCGAGGATCTTTTACCTAAATGGGTAAAGATTTATCGCGGAACTCCTGCGGAGGAGGAGGCTACTTTTCCGTGGCCGGGCGCAGCGAACCTAGTTATACAAGTAGCAGGGACTCATTGTGACGAGCTTTTATCCAGAGTGATGGCAATCTGGGCCAACTCTCCTTTGTGGGTCGCAGAAATCTACGGTGACTACAATAAAGGCGAAGCAGATGATCAGCGTGAACAGTTAGAGCGTTTTCTAGAGAAGCAAGCTTTTGAGTCCTCAGAACTTGATCTCTATAGAGTAGAAGAAACAATGTTCTCTTCTACAATCAGATATGGAACAGGTATCGTTAAGATTCCATATGAATATCTCGTAGAGAAAGCCCCCGTGTTTATTCCGGGGGCTTCTGCTGAGGGTTCTGAGACGATTGCGAAATATGGATCAAATTTCCTGACTCAGGCAGATCAGACTAAATTTACAGATTTGGTGAAAAGAGATGGTCCTCACCCTGAACCAGTACCTCTTAATCTTTGGGGCATTGACCCTAGGTATCCTAATTTATATAATGCACCTTTTGTTTATCATATCTTAAAGAAGACTAAGACGCAGCTTCTAGAGATGAAGCTCCATCCTGAGATTTATGACCCAGCTCTGGTTGATGATATCTTAACTCAAGGCCCTACCCGTTATGGTCCTGATGATTTTACGATGGAGCTTCAATCTTCTAAGAAAGCTTGGTGGGCAGAAGGAGATAATGATGAAGCTGGAGAATATGATATATATGAGTGCTGGTATCGCTATCGCCTTGGAGATGTTAACTATAGCTTAGTCTCTTACTACAGTGAGAAGCTAGAGAAGACGATTGGTACTATCTTCAATATGTACCCAAAGAATGAGTCTCCATTCGTAGACTCAAAGTTAGCCTATGATGATGATATGTATTATGGTTATGGCTTTACTGAGATGCTTAATGCGTATCAGCAGGATATATCGAAGAATCATAACTGGCGTAGAAACAATAAAGACTTCGCAACTACAGGCATTGGTCGAGTTAACAAGAATTCCAAGCTCTCTAGCATAGTACAGCTATTTCCAGGTCTTCTTATCCCTTCAGATGCGGGAGAAATAGAACCTCTTCAGTTTGGAGCTGGAGCTTTACAATATGGAGTAGAAGATGAGCAGCTCACTTTAGCCCTGGCTAAAGAAAGAAGTGGCGTTGATCCTGCTATCGGCGGAGCAGGAGGAGGAGTTGTAAATGCAAAGAGAGGAATCTATAGCGCCCAAGGCACTGCCGCCGTTATGCAACAGCAGAATAATAGAAACAATCTGCGTATGTCCGATATGCGAAGCGCCCATGTTCGTATTGGGAGAAAGATTCTTAATATTTATTCGCATTTTGGCATATCAACCAAACTGCGGATGCTGGGTGATAATGCCGAGGTCTTATCCGCAGCGCTTAAGATGTATAAGGACGAAAAACTGGGCCTTGGAATTAAAGCCAGCACTGCTTCAGTCAATAGAGAACTTGAAAAACAGAACGACATCTTACTCTCAGCTACCCTTGAGAGACTTTATGCAGGAGATGCTCAAATAATCCAGTCTCTAGTGACTCCTGGGATTAGTAAAGAGCTTGGAGCATATTATTTAGAGGTTCTTGCTGCGAAGAATTCCTTGATGAAACATATCTTGAGGAACTTCGGAAGAGATGACGTAGATAGATTAGTACCAGTACCAGATTTCTTGAAAAAAGCGAGAGGAGCGTTGTCTAATGGAAGCGGAGCAAACGGAGTTGCAAGTCCTGGTGGTCAAACTATTCAAGGCCAAGGACAAAATCAAGGAGCTATTCCAGTCGGAGGCGGGCAAACTGGTGGTGGAGTACCTTCAAATACTCCGCCAGTACAATCTGGAGAGCCTAGCATACAGTAGTTTTCTAGAGGATAATGGGAGTAGAGTAGGAAAGTTGCAGGGGGAGATTAGAGGTTATGATGAAGTTATAGATTGTATTAAGAATCTAGAGAAATATGAACTTAAAGAAGATAAGTTACAAATGAAGAGAGAGGAGAAATAAAATGCCGTGGTGGATGGATAAAAAGTCTGAAGAAAAGAAGATAGAAGAGAAAAAAGACGCTTTTGAGATGCCAAAAGAGGTTAAGGAGAAGTTTGATAAGATAGATCAAATTGATTCTATCAAGACAGATGTAGCGGCGTTTAAAGAGAAGACTGGTATCTTGGATAGAATGGCATCTTTTATGGACGCTGAAGATGCGAAAAAGAAGGAAGAAGGAAAGAAAAAACAGCAAGAAAATAAGCAACAGACTGACGCGGAGCTGGAAGAAGAGTTCTTGACTGATCCTGCCGCGGCGACTAGGAAACTTCTTCAAGGTACTATGAATCCTCTAATCGTAGCCCAGATCAATACTGGAGCAAAGCTTACGATTAAAGAAATGTATGATGATGATCCAGAGGGAATGCAGTATCTGGCTGATCCAAAGGTTAAAGAAGAAGTAGAAAAGCTTGTTTCTACGCTTCCTTTAGATCAGAGGGCAAATAAAGAATCTATTCGTAACTGCTATTATGTAGCAGAAGGTAAATTCAAGCAGGAAATTAAGGATGGTAAGATTAAGTCTAAGCTCTCTTCTATTTCTTCTTCGGGGACAGGAACTGGAGCACCTAAGGATAAGACAGATGAAGTAATTCATCTCACAGATGAGCAGAAGCGAGCAGCTAAAGTCTTCGGTATTAATGAAGAAGACTATGCAAAGAGTGCGAAGGAGTTGAATTATGTCTAATTTTGATCCTCATACTAATTTTCCAGACGATGGAACAACTCCTGATCTTATTCTGCCGCAAGAGCAAATTGATAAGATGCTTAATTTGGAACAAGAGAATCTAACTCAAACTGCACAGTACGATAAACCAATAGAAACTGGATCTACTACTCCTTCTGTTGGTTTTAAGCCTATTGGCAAAGCAGCTCATATCAAAGAGGAGAAGCAAGCTCAACAGACTGCTGACCCAGAAGTTAATGTAGATGCTCGAATTAAAGAGATGGAAGCTACACTAAAAGCCTTAGTTGAAGGTAAAGGTGTAAGACTGGCATCTGCGACGAAGAAAATTCCAAAATTAGATTATAGCAAGTTGACTGAAAAAGATGTATGGGACTTAAATATCCCCATTGAAGCTATTACTCACGATCTTCCTGATACCATGCTTCTGGATCTTAAAGATCCAGCTTATGTAGGAAGATGGGTTTCAACTAATTCACAGCGACTAGGCTCAATGAAAGCGATGGGTTTTACTTTCATTCAGCCAGAAGACTTTGCGCATGAGTTAGTTCTTGCCATCAAACCTAATGAGAATGGTTGGTATCAATATAACGATGTAGTTGCGATGAAGATTACTAAAGAGAAGTATTTTGGTGCTCTTCGTCGTAATCACATTCGAGCAATGGCTATGGTAAATCCAGCCGCAGCACAACAGATTGGTAAGAAGATGGCAGAACAAGAGATTGCTTCTGGAAAGGCGATTGATCTAGAAGGAGTTTCTGATCCAGATTTGGCAGGTTCTCGTACTAGAGATTATCAAAAATATACAGCAGAGAAAAAGCTTGAAGTCTATACACCTGGTATTTAACTTTAAACTAGTCAAGTAAGAGGGAGATTTAAATATGAGTGGTCCAAATCTAACAACGCATGTTCCCGCTATCCCCTTGAAGACGGTTAGCGGGAATACTGAATTAACTCTTTCCGTTAACGAAAAATCAGGGCAGACATTTCTAGCTGGAGTGCCTGTACAACTTGCATCTGGTGTCGTACAGAAGTGGGATGGAACTACAATTTCAGCGGGAATTTTTGGTATGTCGCTGATTATGGGTTCTAATCTTGCTTCTAATGGCAAAGGTGCTCCACCGCAGCCTTGGGGACAGATTGGCTCTCCAGGGGCTATTCAAACTTGGGGTTCTGTTCCAAATCAACCGAATGGAGTTAATATTGCTATTGGTACTCCATTTTCGGATGGACGAACTCTGTTGGCTGTTTCTTATGGAGATACCATCTTTGAGGCCATGTGTGATAATTCTGCGGGCTCTGTTGCGGCAGATTACACGCCCACTCAAGCTTCTATTGGGACTCAGTATGGATTGACCTTTGATACTAATGGTTACATCTATGTTGATCTTGGTAAGACCACTCCTGGCACTAATACTGTGGTTCAATGCGTAGGGATCAATCCTGATGATGGGCTCATCGTAAATGCACGTTTGCAGTTTGTATTCATCAAGAGTGCTCAACAGACGTGGGTATAAACCGGAGTCGATTAGACTCATAAATTGTTTTAATTTCTTAAAAAGGATGAAAACATGAGTCAAGTAAGAGGGCAGTTTGCACAGCTAATGACTCCGGGCTTGAAGAAAATCTATGATGACGCGACGCAGTATGAACAGACTGCGAAGCTTTATCCTCAGCTTTTCAATATTGAGAGTTCGGATTCAGAGTATGAGCAGGTCTTAGAGTTTGCTGATCTAGGACCATTGCAGGAGAAGCCGGAGAATACTTCGACTGCTTACAATAACAGGATCCAGGGCGCGTCAAAGCGTGCGATTCATCTTACCTATAGCTTGGGAGTTAGAACTTCTAAGGAACTATGGGATGATGATAAGTACGGTTTGATTAAGATGGGGCCTCGTGCGTTGGCGCGGTCTACGAGGTTCACGCAGGAAGTTGTGGCTTGGAATATTGTTAATCAGGGATTTTCCTCTAATGTTACGACGTTTGATGGAAATTCTCTCTTTAATAATCAGCACAGTCTTCTTGGTGGCATCAATGCAACTAATATTGCTCCTGGTGCTTCTAACGTTATCTCAGCGGCTGGAACTTATCCCAATCGTCCGGCTACCGATATTGATCTTTCTATTGCTGGTTTGCAGCTCGCTACAAACTACGCCAATAGAATGATTGATAACCAAGGATTTCCGATCAATGTTAAATTTAAGTATCTGGTAATTCCTCCAGAACTTATCTTTATTGCTCGTGAGATTCTCGGCTCTCCTGGTAAGCCTTATACTTCTGATAATGAGATTAACTCTCTCCTTGCAGAAGATTATCATTTCATGGCAGTTCCGTATCTTACATCTGGTGGCGCGTGGTTCCTCTTCACAGAGAAGCGTTATCACTCTCTTACAGTCTTTGATAGAGAAAAGCCTTCTACAGACTTTGATGATGACTTTGATACGGATGCTATTAAACAAAAGACCCGGATGCGTATGTCAGCGTTTTGTCCTCGTTGGCAGGGTTCTTTTGGCACGAACGCCCCTTAATTAAAGAGGCACTCAATGGATAATGAACTTAGAGAATTAATTGATGCTGTAAAAGAATTATCAAAGGAGATTAGAGAAATGGCTACTTCCACTACTGCTGGACTCACCGCGCTAACTCAGGCGGTGAGTGATCTTACGGCGGCTGTTACTACTGAGACTGCTGATGTAGCTAGTGCTGCGGCTGCGATTTCGAGTCTTGCCTCGCAGATTGGTTCTTCTTCGGAAGATCCTCAAGTACAGGCTCTGGCAGCGCAGATTGAAACTCAGGTAGCTGCGATTAATACGGCTAATACTAACCTTGCTGCGGCTGTTTCGGCTGCAACTACTCCGCCTGCGACTTCAGCTTCGGCTCAAGCTGTTAAACCTCTTAATAAGGCTATTTAAAGTTGAGTCCCTCCCGCTGGGTCTTATTTGGGGCTCCTCTAGTACGGGCTAGTGTTACTGCTCCTCCCACTAGCCCTGCTGGGGTAAATTAAGGGTTAAATATATGGCAACTCCTCGTGGTCGTCGTGCATTAGGTCAAGGACCCTGGCATTATTGCTCGAGATGTGATTATAAGAGCTTGATTTACTCTGAACTTCAGTGGCAGCGAGGAAAGCTCTTATGCTGTAATTGCATAGATGTTAGACTCATAGGCGATCGAGAAGTAGCAATAGCTCAAGTTCTACAAGATGGAAAAGAAGAGCTTGCTCCAGTTGAGAAGCTTAGGAATCCAGATTTTCAATACACGGATGATGATATTCTTGTAAATTAAACGCTCCAGAAACCGCGGGTCGGCGCACTGTAATCCGACATTGGAGATTTAAATGAGTAAAACTAGTGGAACTTGGACTCAAGATGGGGCTTTTACGGATGGACAAATCTTCGTAGGGCCTTCAGAATTTCTAGATTTAGCAGGATTTGGTACTTTAACTAGTGCTGGAGCAGGACTTCTAACACTTAATCAGGTCGCTTCTAAAGCATCTACGTATTTTGCAGATATTAGCAAGATGCTTAGAACAGGACAGCTTGCTGTATTTGGACAACAGGCTTTTGGTACGACTGGTCCTCTCCCAATTCCAGGGCCTTCCGCAGTTGCGAATACCTCTAGTCCTGACTCTACTCTTGGGCGACCGCCGCTGCTTACAGCAAAGCTTCCTACTATTTTAGGTCCAGTTAGAGGAGCTGTTCCAAAAGGACTTCAGATTAATTCAGTAGATGTAATCTATGAAGTTGATGCGGTGGCTCTCGCTGCGGCAACACTAGGGCTTACACAGACTGTATTTCCTCTCTCTGGAGCTAGTGGCGCTCCTGTAGTTACGAATCTGGTTGCACTTGCCGCGAATGGACTTCCTACTGCGACTAACACTGCTGGTCAAGCAACTACTACTCGTGTGCTTGTACCGACTCCAGCGATGCTTCAGCTTACAGAAGGTGAGATTATCCTTAATATCAATCTTACCACTCCTGCTGGGGGCACCTCTAAATTCTATGGCGCAATTCTGAATTGCAACTTTAACTATAACTAAGAGGAGCTTATATGGCAGGGCAGACAAATCAAATCATCATGTCTGCCACTGGCCAATATGGTCCTCCTTGTAGGATGAAGATCATAGACGGCTGGTGGCAGGATGCAGGTACAGCAGGAGACACCTTAACCTTTACAGATGCTCTAGGTAATACTTACACCTACAGATGCACTCAAGCATTCTATCCTACTGATCTAGGTAAACTGGATTGGCTTGTAGGCCCAATTACGGTTACTGTGATTAGTTCCGGTACTGCCTATCTTATAATGGGCAATAAATAGAGGCTTCTAGATGGGCCTAGTTGCGTTCGATCAGAACTCGAAGTCTCTAGAAATAACCTATGGAGGGAGAGAGAATCCTTTCATGGGTATTGATTCGTCGTTTCCTGATCCGTATATAGGCCCTGGGCAACTTACGAGAAATTCTGTAAATGCTATCGTAAATAACGGAACTCTCTTAGCTACTTTTTTTAAATCTATATCCCAACTCAGCTCAGGTTTGATTATAGGTTTTGGTGATTTAAATGGTCAAGTCTTTGTTGTTTCACTTGATCCGTCACAGAACGTAGACGTTATAGGGATTCCTAATTTTCCATCTCTTACTGGAATTTATTCGATTGCAGCTATTCCTACGGCGGCTGTATACAGCACAGCTTTAGGAATGAATGTACAGCCGAATACTTTAACCTATAAGAATGTAAATGGAGTTTGCTTCTTTAGTTTCCCAGGTTGTCCTTTCATCTTCCAGCATAATAACCTGGCTGGAAATATACTTACCACTTATCTTGGAGCTTCTTTTCTCTCTGAGTTTAATGGACGATTGATCGCTGCGAATGTATATCAGATTACTGGAGTTACTTCCAACACATACACTCCTACACAACAGATAACAGGGATTGGAAATTCTTCTAATAATGGGGGATCAAGTACTGGAACTAGTTCAGTTATTAATACTTTCCCCAGTGAAGTCACTGGTGGAAATTATGTAAATATTAATGTTACTATTCAAGGAACTTATAGTTGTAACCCACAAAATAATAACGCGAACGTAGGTAATCTAGAATTTCAATATAGCCCAGATGGAGGGACTACTTGGATTACGTTTTATTCATGGAGTCCAAGTGCTACTAATCAGACTCTTCCTTCGCAGCAAATTCCGATTCTTAACGTAGTTGGAATTACAAATATAAATACGATTCAGTTAAGGATAATAGCCTCTACTACGGCAGGAGCTGGAGTTAGTGTTGCTTCAGCTATTAGTGGAGAAATCACAGCGGCGACTGCACAGATTGTGGGTGCTCCTTCTACTATTACGATTACTAATTTTCCATTCCAATACGCTTGGAGTGCTCCTACAGGACAGTATGGACAGTTCAACCCACAGACTACGGATCAATTTGGCAATACTGTCGTCACTGGCGCTGGTTATAATAATCTTCCTGATGTAGAGGATATTATTACGGGACTATTTAATACTGGGCCTACTGAATTTGTGCTGCGAGGGCAGGGAATTACTGAAGTTACAGCTCTACAGAGTGGCATTCAGCCATTTCAATTTGATCATCTATGGGCGTCACATAAAGGAATTGGAACAATATATCCTGATACGGTCGGACAATATGGTTCTCTTGGAGCATTTTTTGCAGACACTGGCATCTTTACTTTTGGATATGAAGGTATAAACGAGGTTGGATATAAAGCACTTTCTGCGATTTATACAGACCTAGTTCAAACTTGCAAATCTAATTTTCTCTCTGGTGGTCTTGGACCACTATATATTAACGGTGAGGTTTATCTTTGCTATATCCTTTGCGCTGTAAATACATCTGGATTAATTTATATTTGGGTCTTAAATACAAAAACTAAGGAGTGGTATAGATTTCAAACGGCCTTAAATATGACCTGTTTTGGACTTCAGGTTATAGGAGTTAATCTAGGTACTATTTCTCAAACGAATCAGAATAGTGTCTTTATAACTGCGTTGACGAATAATGGGATTCAGGCTTATATTTTAGGGCTGCCGATAAATGGAACTTTGACTACGACTCCAACTGGACCTACGGCACCGGCGACTGAAATGATCTTTCCGGCGGAGGAATTGAAGATTGCAAGAGATATAACTATAGACTCGATTGTAGTTGGATATGCTGGATATGAATCTCTAACTGCGATTTTAGAGTCTATTTTCTCGATAAATGGAATTCCATACGAGACAATAGAAGATTCTAACGTAAATGTGGATTTTGATACAGACTTTAATTATATGGTCTTAGCTCCTAATCCTTTGAATAATCCTCCTAATCCGTATACAGGAAAGAACCCGCAGCTCTCTGTACAGACTTCAATTACAGCAGGTTCTACACAGACTGCACTTCTAGCCTTTAGTAAGATTGTTTTGATGGGTTCTATGGACTCTACTCAAAGACCAGCGGGGAATATCTAGATGCGACCTGTGAATCCATCTATGGAAGCTGTGAAAACTCCAGCGGGGAATCTTAGAGTTTTGAAGAGTGTTGCCGAGACTTTAAACGGAGCTTTGAGCTATGGTCAACCCACTGGAGATAAAGATTCTACTGGTGTCTTTTCTAAGTTTACTCTTGATAATGTTAATAATATCATTATTCGCATTGGCGCTAATGGCTCGACAAATGGACAGTATCAGTGGTCATCTGGGGGAGTTGCAATAATCAATCACGGACTACAGAGACAGCCTATCGGATTTAGAGTCCTTGATAAAGACGCTACATGCGATGTATACAGAACTGGTGGAGCACCTACAGTGAACATCATCCAGTTAACTTGTACTGACGCAGCGGCGAATGTAACTGTGGAGATTTTCTAAATGTCTTTTACAGTATCTCAAGTCTTTACAGATGTTCAAGAATATCTCTCAGGGAGAAATATCTCTACTACTCAAGGATATGAGTGGGTCAGGAAGAGTGTCTTAGAACTTTCTGAGACTTATAAATTTCCTACTCTTCAGGTCACTGGACCTACTGTACAGCTTACGATTTATAATCCTGGACCTTATAATTATAACCTATTCATGCAACCTGGAGATGCGGGATTAGAGATCGAGTGTATTGATTCTTTTTTCATTTATTATCAGCAACCAGTATCTCTCTCGGGATCAAATGGAGAGAATGCTGGACTTTTGATGAAGTTTAAGACCATAGACTCGATCGAATTAAGCACTAATATCACTGGTCAGACTATCTTCTGGACACGTTTTCAAGGGCAGATTTACTTCGCATTTGCTCCGATAATGCCATATTATGTGTATTGTAGATATAGAAAAGAGAACAAATTCTCTTCTCCAGTTTCAGGAACTGATCCAATTCTTTTACCTAATACATGGCAAGATATAGTCGGATACGCGGCAGCAGAGCGTGGGGCAATGAGTCTAGATTTAAATGACAGGGCAGATAAGTTTCATACTAAGATTTATGGCGACCCAAAATGGCAAGCCACCGGCGGAACAGAAGGCGCTCCTGGATTAATTTTCATGCGTACTTCTCAAGAACAACGTGATAAGCAGAATTCTGGAATCTCAATGAGATTGATGATGCGGAGTCCACAAAATGTCTAGCTTAAGTACGGTTCCTGATTTGACGAATAATAATACTTTTCTGAATCAAGGAAAGCCAGTAGTGGGAAATACAGGGGTAGCTAATCCTAATAATAGTGCCGGTGGACCGATGCCTCTTCCTATAGTTGGGGCACCTTCAGGAACATTAGGATTGGGGAATGGAGGTTTAGTATCAGGGCAGCCTCCTCTTGGTGTGGCGCCAGTGTATACTCCGGGAAATGGTTCAGGGATTACTGCTAATTCAACTACTCCTGGAACCCTCTCTACGACTGGCGTAGCTTCTTCAGCAGTTCCTACTGCTACTACAACTGGAGTAGGAACTGGTGCGACTGCTGGAACTATCGTCCCTAATTTAGATAATGGTTTAAATAGTACTTACGGTTCTGGTTTAGGTTCTCTTATCTCTTCGGAGATTGGTAATCTAGGTTCTAACGATAGTTCCTATATGCAGGCTTATGATAAAGCTATGGGGAACTCGAATGCAGAACAGATGGCTACACTGCAAACTACTCTAGGAAATGAGGGAGTCTCTGGTAACTCTAGTACTGCGGCGATAGCTCAATCTGATCTCTTGTCTCAAGAGACTTCTCAAGAAGGACTTCAAGAGCAGCAGTTGCAGGAGAATGATCTATCTCAGCTTCTTGGGTTGACAGAATCTGTAGAAGGTTCTGTTTCACAAGAGTATGCGGCTTCTAGTCCTCTTGCTATCTTTGGAGACATCGCATCTGGAGTTGGAGACTTAGCTGGTGGAGTCTTAGGGTTTGGTGGAATTAGCGGACTAACTTCTGGTGGTAAAAGTGGTGGTGGCGGTGGCTTTATGGTCCCCGGTCCTACTGGATTACAAACACAAGATCCCTCTTTTAATCTTGGAGGCATCGAAGCATAATGAATGAACTTAGTATGGTTCCAGGTACGATGATTCCACAGCCTCAGCAGCCTCAGCAGCAACAAGGGATGACTGCGGAACAGCTTCTTGCTCAACTTCAACAACAGAAGCAACAGGCTGATGCGGCAGTTACAGCAGCTACGCAGAAGGCTATGGTCCCAACTTCTTCTATGGCTGGCGGAACTAGTCCTGGCTTGACAATGAATCCAGTACAGCCTTATCAACAGCAGCCGTATAATAATAGACAGCCGCGGAGTCAGAAACAAGGGCAGGGACAAGGTATTCAGAACATCTTAACGGCGGCTGCGAATGTCGTAGGTAAGTATGGACAGAAAAGACAGCAAGAACAGCAAAGAGCACTTTCTGTAGATTTGGAGCGAGTATTTCAATCTGTAGATGGAATCCAACAGGCGCAGGATGCACTAAAACTTGATCCGAATAATAAAGATGCACAAGCGGCTGTAAAGAAGGATCAAGGTATTATAGATGCTCTCCTGTCTGACCCAAAGAAGCAGAAGCAGATTGCTAAGGCTCTAGATATTAGTTTCACTGATCCTTCTTCTAATGCAGGACCAGAACATGATGCTTTAAAGCAGGCTGCAAAGAGCTATAGTCAACAGTTAATGGATAAGATTCCGCAGGGGATGAAGCCAAATCCAGCGGCGATTCAACAGCTTCAATTAGCTCAAGCACAGCAAAAATCTGCAAATGATGCAATCGAGAAGATTGCTCCTACTGTAATTCGAGAAGGTGCTGCGAATGATAGAGAGCAATTTAAACAGCAGAATGAGAACCAGAGAACTATAGCAAGACTAAATTCAGATGCTCAGAAATCACAGAATGAAATAGCTGGCCGCTTTCAAACAGCTATGTCTGTATCCAAGACTAATCAAGATGCGGCGATGGCAAGGACTCAGTATAAGGCTCAGACTGATTATCAGCGTACGATGGATTCTCTTCAGATGCGAGAGCAGCTTATCAGCCAACGAGGATTGAGCGGCGACAAGCTAACAGCAGCAACTCAGAGGAACCTTCAGCTCGCTATGAAACTGAACTCCGATGCTTCTAGTAATATTAATCAACAGAAGCAACTCAGAGAGCAGCTTCAGAAGCAAGAAAAACTTAAAGGAGATGATCCTAGACTTCAACCATATAATCAAAGTATTAAGTTCTGGGAAGACCAATTAAAAACTTCTACTGCTAGTATTAATAAGTACCAGAAAAAACTTAGCGATGCTGGTCCTCCTGAGGGAGCAGATTCTTCTGATTGGAAAAAGAATGCTAATGGAAGTTATACATATACGGGTGTAGTACCGCCCTTTAGAGGTGATAGTGGGCAGTCCTCTTCTCAATCCAATACTGGATCTAATTCCAAGGTTGTCGGGCAATCAGCAGACTCCGACGAGGACGACTCCGATATCTACGGCGTCTCCAACGACAACACAGAGCAGTAGTTCTGGAATTTTAGATTCTTTAAAAGATGCTGGATCGACTCTTCTTAGACTTCAAAAGGAAGAGATGCCGGAGTCTTATCTAAAGCATGAATCCTCTGAAGAAAAGAGCACAAGATTAAATGCAACCTATCACATGGACGAGAGAGAGGCTCGATGGAAAAAGGTTTCAGATCATCGAGTTATTGATCCTAATACTTTTACTGATCCTACTGATCGGATGGCTGCTATCTATGCCAGAGCAGATAGAATTCTTGGTGACAAGAGGTTTCAATCACTTCCAGAAGAGCATAGGGCTGCTGTTTTAGGGAACTATTATGACAAGTATGTGGCTCCTGGGTATAGAGCTTTGGGATATGATGTGCCGGATAAAGACCTCTATATCAGAGGGATTCAAGAGAATAAAGGGAAGATAAACTCTAAAGACTTTTATACTGCACCCTCGAATCTATCTAGGTTCTTAAATTCAATGAGTTCTGAGACTGCTTCTATAACTAGAGGACTTACTTATGCAGGTATTAATGTTGGTTCTAAAGTGCAGCAATTACAACTTCTAGGTCTGGATAAGTTCTTCCCTCATGGTCAAGAATATAGAGATCAAGTACAAAAACAGACCGATGTTGCAAAACACATAGTAGATAAAGTAGATAACGCTATCTATGATAGCCCTCGATTCTGGCTCGCTGCGCATCCATCTAGAAGTTGGACAGATAAGATGGACACTTTTGTAGGGGAGAATCTAGTTCAGCTTCCACTCTATGAAGCTATTGGAACTGCTCGCGTGGCTCTTGTGCCGGGTGAGACTTTAACAGCTAAACTAGGCACTTCTAAGATTGGGCAATTTGTTGGTCGCCGTTTAATGGAGGCTTCTGATGGATATGTTGGTGCGCTCTTACAGGACAAAGGAAAAGCTGATAGACTTGGGGACGCTGTTAGTTTTGCTGCTTTTGGTGCTGCCCTTGAGAGTGCTGCTATTCCTTCACGATTTCTTATCAAACAATTCACGTCTAGAAATGTTGGAGTTGGAGGAACTCTCTTTCAAGAGGCTATCTCAGATGAAGCGGAGCATGAATTAACGCATGAGATACATGAGCCTCAGTTTGCGGCGGCTGATCCGATTAAGAATAAAGTTGTAACTGCTGAAAAAGTAACTCTCTCTCAGATAGGCAAAGAGAAATACGGCAAAGCCTGGAATCAGCTTTCTCAATCTCAGCGAACTGCAATAAGGACTGCTCGTGATAAGATCACATCAGAGGCTGCTTCAGAGGCGGCGGTTCATAATTCAGATATTGCTAAGATGGAAGTTACGCAGCGAGTATCTGAAGATGCAAAATCTAATCCAAAGCTCGCGCAGAGAATTGCAGAAGCAGAGAAGGCGAGTGGATTCAAGGTTTCAGATGCACTCTTTAATGCAGAACAAGAGGCGATAAAGCAGCAGAGTGGGATTAAACAAAGTCAAGGTATTCCCAAGAAACTAGCATCTAGTCGTAAAGAAGCTCTCGATGGATTCTTTGAAGGACAGAAAGTAAATGCCGAAGGAGAAGCCAGACGCTTTGCACAATTTAAGACTGAATCTCTAAATTATTTTATTAATCGAGCTAAAGCTTCTGGTCCAAATCTCTCGACTGAAATTAAAGACATGGACTCAGAAGAGTTCACTGAGTCTATTCAAGAACAGCTTGGTAATTTCGTCAAGTTCGAGAATTCAGAACATGCTCTTCTGTGGGCTAATCAATTCCGTTCTGATCTACCAACTGCATTCAGCCGCCGTCTTACGGAAGAACTGCATGAACTTAATCCAAATGAAACCGTTAAAGACTGGAATGAGCAGTCTAAAAACCTTTCTACGCATATGGGTGAACTTGCTTATGTTGGTAGGCTTTTTAGCCAAGGTAATGTTTTTCGTTCTACTCGTGTGGATCAGTGGCTTGATAAGACCAAGTGGCAAGATGGACTACAGCAAGAAGTTGAGGGAAGAGAGCTTGCGGTACTCAAGAGAAAATTAGCAAGATATCCTAAAATAGTTAAAGCGGCAGAGAAACAACTTAAGACTCTACAGATGCTGCGAGCGAAGACTCAAACTGCCGGATATTACTCAGCGCAGACAGAAAAGATCAGGACAATGCTTGAAAAGAAAGGCAAAGAATGGGCGGCGCAGCCTTAATTCCTTCTTCAGTTAAAGAAGAAGCATCAGAGCTAGGGCAGAAATTCTTCCGCTCTATGGAGACGGAGTTTGCTAAATCTCCTGCTGGACAAGGAATTTTTAAAGTTATTAAAGAAGACTATGAGCCCATTCTCTCTAAGACAAAGCAGGAGATGTTAAATCTAGCACAAAGAGGCGGGGGAACACATCCCGCCTCTGGCTTGACGGTCCAAGCTGGAGAATCAGCTAATAAGATTAATTCGATGGCTCAGAATTACTCTAGAACTACGTCAATGGGGAGGAATGATGCTCTAGCTGCTCATGCTTATATCTGGGCACAGCATACTAATGGTCCAATACATGCTCAGAATCTAGCAGATCATATGGCCATGTATTTTCATGGTAATATGACTGATTATGCTGGAGCGAATGTTTCTAGGCTTAAGTATAATATAAGGATGAATAAAGATTATAAAGATTTCACTAAGGATTTGGATACTAGTGCAGTCTCTTCTAGTAGAGGAGAAATAGAAAAGAGACTTCAAAGCTATGCATCAACTATTTTAGCTCCTGCCATTGTAATTCCTCATCTAGAGACGCCATTAAATGTGATATTGAATACTCCTCTGACTGATACGATTAAAGGTCTTGCAGATATGATGCTGCGAGGGAAAAATGGAGTAAAACAGACTCTTTTACAGACTGGAGTATTTGCAGATAATTCTCTTCGTGCGTGGCAGGAGCTTCAACAATATAGAAGTGGCACAGTAGCTAAAGTAACTGGTTCTCCTCAGATTGGATATATTTTAGGAAAAGCGGTTCATCAGCCGGGGTTTAATGCGTTAAGAGATTGGACTCTGGCATTTGCCGGTACGACTGGTTATCATACTGCTATGGATATGGCGGATGATTTTGCTAAGACAGGCTCTACAAGAGCAAAGATCCAACTGGAGAGAATGGGCATTGATCCCCTAGTTGTAGCTAGACAAGGAGGAAAACTTACTCAAGACCAAGTGGAGAAAGCTGTATATCACTTTGTGGATAATAAAGTCTTTCTCAATATGCGTATGAATCGCAGCTATATGGCGACTGCAAATGCGCCGATGCGTATTGGATTGATGTTTCATAATTATGTTGCCGCAGAGGGTAGATTTCTAAAGCGTGAATTTAGCGATATGCTTCGGTCTAAAGACCCAATGATGGCTGTACAATGGCTTGCTACGATGGGAATCATATTTCCTACTGCTGGAGTCTTGACAGAATCTCTTGAAAATTATGCTAGAGGTCAAGATGATGATCTTCAGAAGCGCGTTGGAAATATGATGTTTCAGAATGGAGCTTGGAATGGAATAGAATCATGGGCTGATGCATATGCTCATATGGCTGGTTTTGGAGTACTTACTTCTTACATTAGAGGAGCCTCTAGAAATGAACTCTCGAATGCTCTATGGGGTCCGATAGGGAATGTGGCACTTAGAGATATACAAGATGTAGGACAGCTTGCACTCAAAACTGGAGAAGGGAAATACTCTGACGTAGGAGACGCGGCTTCTAGTCCTGCGGCAAAGCAAATATATAGAGATGCGTTAGCACAATCTCTTCCAGATAATCTTGGCAAAATCATCTCTCATAGATTTATTCCCACTAAGACAGAGGAAAAAGAAAGAGGAGGATCGAAACTTAGTTTTAGGAGAAAGAGCTCTTTTAAAGGTCTTAAACATCTATCACAATAAGGAGAAAATATGAGTGGTCAAAGTTCTCAGCTCTCTAGAAAAGAAAGTATGATGCTGCAAAAGAAAGTAGACGTAGGAACCAAGAAAACAGGTGGTTCTACTGGAGGTGGTGATCCAGCGTGTGAGGGTAAGAATGGTGGAAAGAAAGGTGGAATGTAAGTGAAGAAATCTCTCTTAGTTCTATTCTGTTTTCTAGCCGCGTCTTTGCCAGTTCTAGCCGCGACTCCACCCTCTGTCACACTAACATGGACTGCTTCAACTACTGCAAGTACTACAACTAATGTCTACAGACTTACTGGAACTTGTCCTGCGTCTGTGACAACTACTACGGGCTTCACCGAACTGGCCTCAAGCCAGCCTGCTGCGGGGCCTTATACAGACACCAACGTGACTCTAGGTACTACCTATTGCTACGTCGTGACGGCAGTTGCAGGAGGCTTGGAAAGCGTTCCATCAAATACCTTTCAAGCTGTATTTCCTGGAGCACCGGCGGCACCAAAGGGACTCACTGGGACAGTCACACCGTAACGAAGACGATAACTAAAGGAGGAGTCAATGATTAAACCTACAATTGGTCGTGTAGTTTGGTTTCATCCAGCAGGTTCTACTGAACAAGAACAACCTTTTACAGCACTAATTTGTCATGTATGGTCAGATACATGCGTAAATCTTGCAATTTTTGATTATAATGGAATACCGTCTAATCAGACTAGTGTATTTCTCTATCAAGGAGAAGGAGAAAAACCTTCTTCACAATATGCTGAATGGATGCCGTATCAGCAGGGTCAAGCAGCTAAGACTGAACAACTAGAAAAACAACTACAACAGAAATAAGGACAAGGCCAGATGAAGATTGCTCTTAATTCATATACGGGATATGGCAGATGGTTTGAATTCCTCTTGCGGAATGAAGACCATGATGTTACTTATTTTCTGTCAGAACCCAAATTTGAAAATGTTCTATCTGGCCTTCTTCCTCCTCCGCAGATGGTTAAATTAGATCATAGAATGCATGATGAGAATTATCATGGATCGTTGCCAGATTATAGTAAGTTTGATCTCTCTATATTTGATCTAACAGATAAACCTAGATGGAGTGATCATTCCGCTCTATTAACCCCTACAATTGGAGATGGCTCTTTTCATTGTATCTTGGAGAATGAACGCTCTAAAGGTATAGAGCTAATGAAAGAAGTTGGTATCTCGATTCCTCCTACTGAGGAGTTTGAGGATGTCAAAGAGGCGAAAAAATTCATCAAGAAAACTGGAAAAAGATATGTTTTCAAAGCAGACGGCGGCCAAGATATAGATGCCGCATCTTCTTATGTTAGTAAAGATTCTGAGGATATGCTTGATTATCTTGATAAAGTCTCAGAGCTAGTCCATGATCATAAATTCATTCTTCAAGAATTTGTAAAAGGCATTGAAGTTTCAGTAGAAGGTTGGTTTAATGGAACTGATTTCTATTGCTTAAATGCCACTCTAGAAGAAAAAAAGTTTATGAATGACGGTAAAGGTCCGAATACAGGATGCTCTGGAAATTTAGTCTTTACCTTAGGTCCAGATGCTAAGATCTACAAAGAGGGTCTGTGGAAAATGCGTGAGTTCCTTCAGGGAACTACTTTTAAAGGAATGCTTGATTTAAATACAATCGTAACTCCAGAAGGAGCTTATGGACTCGAATGGACACCGAGATTCGGCTACGATGCATCCGCAACTTTGTATGCAATGTATAGCGGAGGACTTGGAAATTTACTACATGCTTCTGCCACGGGCGGAGTTCCTGAAAATAGTTGGAAAGCTGAATTTGGAGCAGCTGTTAGAATTACAGTCCCTCCATATCCCACAGAGATTCGATTGAAGAAAGAAGCAGGAATTCCTGTAAAGGGTATAGATCCAGATAATAAAGAAGATATATTAAGGACTTATTTATATGATGTCGCCTTGGATAAAGATAAGCTTGTTACTGCTGGCATATCTGGTTTTGTCGCTGTTCCTATAGAGATCGGGAATTCTATTCCAGAAGCTTTTGGAAAGTTAGAAGATAGGCTGAAGAAGATACAGATTCCAGATATGCAGTATAGGACAGATATAGGAAAAAAGACTTCTGAAAGATATTATGAACTACTTAAACAAGGGTGGATATAATGTGGTCATATAATGTTCAGTATGGCACTGTGACACATGATGAGAATTTTGAAGGTGTAGGATATAGCGGTAACGGTGATGGGTTAAATAATCCTGCGATGGAAGACAAGATGGACATAGGACCGATCCCTCGTGGCCTCTATAGGATAGAGGGCTTCTTTGATGATCTAGAGAAAGGTCCAGTTGTAACACATCTTGATCCTGACCCTTCTAATGAGATGTACGGACGATCTGGTTTTATGATCCACGGTGATAATCAATCTATGAATCACTCTGCGAGTGATGGATGTATCATCTTAGATAGGGATATAAGAGAAGCAATCAGAGATTCTGAGGATATGGAGCTTACAGTTATATGAGACTCGCACATGGCTGCGTGGTGGATTTGCTTGAAGTTTTAGTCTGTGAAGATCATCAAGATAACGCTTATTGGTGGTGGGCATGAAGCATTTAGGACTATTTTTACTGTACCTTACTCTAGGTTGGACCGCTTTCGCGCAGAATACAACTGTCTCTGGTACTATTGTAGATACAGACGGAACCGTATGGGCTAATGGCTCTTGGCAAGCACAGCTTATTAATCCCAATGGCGGTGTTCCTCTATACTGTAATGGAGGGGGAGCAGTTGTTACCCAATATAGCGGCGTCTTAAATGGCTCTGGAGCCTTCTCTCAAGTAATGGCAGACAATACTCAAGTCTGTCCTGCGGGCACTCTTTGGCAATTTACATTCGCCTCGCATACAAGTGCTCAAGCGAGTCAGATTTCAGCTCTTGTTATTAGTGGAACGACTTTTAATATAAGCTCCTATGCGACTTTGAATATAACTGCGCCTAGAATTAAGATTGGAAACTTGGCTGGAATCTATGCTTATACAGATGCTGAAATCATAAACCAAGCTCCAGGGAATATGTATTGGAATGTCTCATCTCTAGCAACGAGGCAATGGACAGGTTCTATATGGCAAGATCTTGTAGTTGGAACTGGTACCTATCTGCCGCTAACTGGAGGTACGCTAACTGGGCAGCTTAATGTCGGGACAACGCAGTTCATCGACTCCAGTTTCTATAACTATTTTGCTAATGCTTGCGCTGCTGCGCAAGTAGCAAACGCCACCCTGTTACTAACCAAGACATTCACGAACGTTCCTACGGGAACATATAACTGCAACATCGCTGTTCCGGTTGGAGTGGGCAGTACATCCGCTTTGCTTCAGGCGGCGGCGGGGGCAACCCTGACCTTTACTGGACAGTACTCAGGGCCATTTACTCCGTGGATTGATATTCACACCAACTCAGGCGCCGCCCTGCTTTGGAACAGCCCGTCTACCCTATATCCCAACTATCTGGGAGCGAAAGGCGACTACAACGGCAGCACAGGGACCAACGATGGACCCATACTCCAAGAGTGGCTCTACACACTCCTCACCAGCGGCCCTAACTATGGAAATCCAACGGGGTATGGCGTACCCGGTGAGACTTATCTCAGCAATCAAAACCTGAACGCGACCTGTCCAAACAACGGCTATGAGCGTCTTAAGGTGTGGAATATCGGCATCACTGTCGCGGCGACAACCGGCAGTCCGGGTTCCATGTTCGACATCGGTGGCTGTAACGGAGCGGACATCGAGAACGTGGCCATTCAGCCTCCCGGAGGCAATCCTGCCAACTCTCCTGAGTCCACTTCCGCCCTGCTTGACTCGAATGGTCACTGGAACTCCGGCGTCAACGCTCAGGCAGGCGGAAATCTGCACCTAAATAACGCATATCTCATCGGCGGCTATAACACCGCGACGAGTGACGGGACGGGCACAGCGGCGCTGGCGATTATCAATGCGGACCTTCCTGTAGTAGAAAACAGCACCATCGGCAGCGAAATCAGCGGATGGGGTGGGGCCGGTGTCACAGTAGGAGAGAAGTTGGGAATTTCCACGGCACTCAATTCGAGCGTCTATACCCTGACTGGGGGCGGTAACACCACGATGGCGACCTTCTCGAACAACATCGTCAATGGCGAAATTGGCCCGGTTTACGACCTGACCGGAAGCCGCCAGTACAAAATCGAAGACAAGTACAATGTCGCCGGGTTGGGCGCTAACTCCATCTTCTATTTCGATGTCAACACAACAGCCGATCTTCTCACCTGTAACGGCATCAACGCCGAAGGCGGTGCTGGGGGAGGGTCGTCGTTCCTGTTCGACCTTGGCGCGCAAGGCGTCAACTGCACGGGATCGTTCAATCAGAGTTACCTGGTAGGCAACAATGGCGGGGGCGGTGGACTGAGAAATCTAACTATCGACGCTACCAGCAGCGGAGTTCCAACCATTTTCAACGGCGCTTATTTTGTGCGAGGTTCGCATATCACAGTCGGTCCCGGCACAACAGCGGTTGGTACCGTCTATAGCTTCGACGGGGGCACCATCACGGCTCCTAATATCAGTCTGGCAACCCTGCTGGCGACTCCCAGCAGTCCCACCGCTCCGAGTTGCTACACGGGAACCAACGGATTAAGCTCGTGCAGCAATCTTGTGGGAAACGGGCTTACCGTTAACGGTACGGCAACGGTCAACGGGACTGTTGAGGCATCTGGGCTGAGCACGCCCTCGCTGCTCACTGGACTGTTCCAGAATTACGCGCCGTGCTCCAACAGTTTTCAGTGCGCCAGCGGCACATGGCGCGTCCAGAGCGGGTTCACAGACTTCGACAGCTACACGCCGGGGGCGAGCGATCCATACGGAAATGCCGGGACTACACTCGCCTGTGCAGCCGGGGGCTGCGGAATCTACGCAAGCGAATCTGGCGGTACGCCCCTTACGGCGAACACGCTCTATGACATTGTGCTGTGTGGGAAAACGGCAAGCGGAACTGGCAGTTATCATGCTGGGTTTCAGGGAGTCGGCGGCGTACTCCTCAATTTTGGGCCAACTTACTCGTGCCAGACCGCAAGCTCCACCACCGGTTCATCTCCTGGCACATGGATCACTGACCTTTACACCACAACCGCCCAAACTGCGACGTTCAGCGGCATCGGCGTCTACCTGCCGGGGCAATCTGCGGGGCTCTTCAACACAGGAGCGTCCCAGCAAATCAGCCAGGTACTGGCGACGTTTAGTGCTGTTACTACCACGCCTCAACTTACCGCTCCATCCGTCATCATATCTAACAAATGCGTCAGCGCTGCGTCCCCCGCAGTCTGCGGGTCGAGTTCATCTGGATATGTAGCCGTGCCCGCAGGTACGAATTCCACGCTGGTTGTGGATACAACAGCGGTGACAGCCACCAATGGGATCACGTTCCAGTACGATGAGTCGCTGGGAACGCCGCTCGGGGTAACGTGCGCTCCTGGGATTCTCCCCAGCGGGTCTACCATCACGGCGCGAACAGCGGCGACAAGTTTCACGGTTGAGGTTCCCGGCACCACGACAGGATATACCTGTGGCTTCTACACGATCTTTTGAGAATACGACGACTTTGTATAACTATACGATTTGGAACTGAGGATACTAAAATGAAAAAGATCTTTTTAACTGTAGGTTTAATTTTCGGAGGTCTAGTCACCTCTGCACAAACCACTTCTGTAACCGCTACGATCACAGATTCAGATTCTCAGACTTGGAATAATGGAACCTGGACCGCAGTTTTAATGAATATTGCGAATCCGAATGGACCTTATTATCTAGACGGAGTACAGCTTACTGCCGCACAACTCCAAAAGAGCGGCTCTATGTCTTCGTCTGGAGTAATTACAGGAACATTCTATGATACTGTAAATCACAGCACTCCAAATGGCTCTGTCTATCTTTTTACACTTTGTCCAAATGCTAGTGCGCCTTGTGTATCAAATATTGGCGCTTCTCCAACTGGTTCGAGTATAAATTTAAGTACAACGCTTTCAGCTAATTTAGCTGGTCCTCGATTCGCTGCGACTGGGGCAAATAAGTTTGGATATTTGGATGCCGAAATAAATCCAACTCCAGTTTCAGGAGGAGTGTATTATAATGTAACCACAGGACTTCAACGTATTTGGAGCGGCGCTGCGTGGAGTAATAATGGATCAGGAGCAGGAGGTCCACCTACAGGAGCAGCGGGTGGTGATCTGAGCGGAACCTATCCTAATCCCGGTGTGGCGAAAGTGAATGGCGGAGCTATACCGCTGAGTAAAACTGTGGTCGGCACAAATAGCAGCGGGCAGATTGTGGATGCGGGCGCGGCGACGTTGGCTAACAATACTACCGGCAACGCGGCCACAGCCACACTCGCGGCCACGGTTACGAGCGTAGCGGGAGCTACGGGCCTAACCTCCGGGCAGGTTACAACGGCTCTGGGGTTCACGCCAGCTCTGACACAGATCGAGAAAACAACGATTTCAGGGGCATCTACGACTTCTGTGACGTTCTCTTCGATTCCGCAAACCTTCGGTTCTCTCTCGCTGACCATCAATGGAGCAACGTCAGATGCTGCCTTTGCCACGCCTATATTTTGTAGTTTTAATGGCGATACCACGTCAGGTGACTATGCAGGATATTACTTGGTTAGCGGGTTTAGCAATGGAACCGGCTCGTCAACTGCATCTTCCTCGGGCCTTGCTTTGGGAGTTGTCGCATCTGCAAGCTCTTCGGGCGGTGCAGATGCAAACGGCACAATAACACTCAACATTTCCAACTACACCAACGCATCTTTTTACAAGGCGCTACAGTCGTTATCGGTCTATCCCAACAGTGCCACATTTGGACAGAACAATAACTATCTTGTAGGTGGCACATGGAAGGGCACAAGCGGTAGTCCCACAGCGATTACCAGTATCACCTGCGCCGACACCGGAGGCGGATACTTCCTCGCGGGCACAACGTTCACGCTGTACGGGATACTGTGAGCAGCGCCAGCGAGAGACGAGAGATAATTAGCTAGAATTGTTTATCTAAAGGAATATCAAAATCCATAAACTGTCTAGCGTCAATATCCGTCCCATAGATAACTGCGAGAGGTTCATACTCTCGCATTATTTTGAGACGGATATTTCCTTTGAAGGGGATCATAGTGCCGACGTGAGGCTGGAAGAGGACTTTGGCGCCATTTCTAACTTTGATGTTATTTCTGCGATAAACTGAGTCATTAGATAACCACCATAAAAATTTCTGCCACCATCCGGCCTCTATACGTCTACGCCATCTAGTCTTCTCTCCCATAGAGAGCACAGTTCCTAAAGTAGGCAGCGACTTAGAAATCTCTGGAATAACCAGCGTAGCCCCCTTGCCATTACAAGCTTCACAATCTCTTTCAGCGCCTTCAACTACAATTGATTTAACTTTTCCAGTGCCACCACACTCTTTACACTCATATCCAGATTTATAAGAATCCATCATTACTATGATCTTATCTTCAGTAGCATCTAATTGAATTTCTAATTCCACAAGTTCTGCTGCATTATCTTTATCAATATTAACTTTACCCATTTCTCCCCCTAGTTATTAAGCTTCGGATTAGAACTCAAAACACTTTTTAAAGTCTGCGCCGTCGTAATAGGTGGTGCGACTGCGGGTTTCTTCAAGATGAAATATGGATTTCCATTCGCAGAACCAGAACTTATACCTAGATAATCAATATTCATCAACATATTAAGAACTCTATCTAGAGTCTCTGGACTCATATCTTTTATGAGCTGACCCATAAGTTCTGATTTAGAAATTCCTCCGCGCCGCTCTAAGATAAGCTGTACCTTTGCAGTCGCCTCTGCTAAGTCTGAATCTCCAACTGCTCTAAATGCCTTTTCTAGATTAAGCTCAACATGCTTAAGACACGTCGCTGCGTTCTGGATGTCTCGATCAGTTATCTCTAGAGTGTCTCTCTCTGAGAGAGAGAAAATCATAGAAGTCTTCAAGACGTGTGTAAGTAATCGAGACTTAAAATTAACAAGAATCTCTGAGTCATCATCGTCTATATTGAGCTTTTTATGGAACTGCTCTAGCGCGATGCGCCCCATTGGAGAAAAAGTCATAGAGCCTTTTATATGCGATATAACAGAGAGATCATGCTCTAAATCTGCGATGATCTTCTTTCCCTTTTGGGTTTTATCTAGAGGCTCCGGCCATGTGATCTTTTTCGTCGAACGATCTGCAAATACGAAGATCGTTCGTGCGGTAAAGCCGTCGTTTATATCTTTTCGATCCTTATTAAGTCTAGCAATAAGATTAGGCACACAAGCCCCAATGAGGCTAACACACATATTCTCAATAAATGCGGAACCGCTGTTTTTAGTGTCATATTCAAATTTATTTTTATCCCACAAGTCACACAATAAAGCAAGCATCCAATCACTACTAGTGATAAGAGTCTGAAGCTCAGTAGAGACAAGTGTTGCAGAAGAGTCTTTAGCAATTACAATCCCTCCATTCTGTATTTGAGGTAATCCAGGAAATCCATCTGCGAGCCTCTTTAAAATCTTCTCTGCTGTCACTCTATCAGAGATACTATTTATAAGCTTAAGTCTTTCAGCAAAAGCATAGACGTATCTAAGAGCTTCACCTTTTCCGGTGCCAGGTGGACCAGTTAGCACGACATAAGTATTCGGATATATCGTATAAGTCGCTCTATCTATAGACACGTTGTTCTTAGCTATAGCTCCTATCATAGAAATCGCCGCCCATATATGAAATTGAGAGGGAGATTGAGATATAGGTGCTACTGCCTCAGCATACGAGCTGATCCAATTACTTTTTAAGAGACGCTTACTTGACAAAGGAGCCTCGGGGGAGGTAATTTAAGCTTTTTTGATATCTGTAAATGGATTCGCGTTTAAAATTTGCGGCTGCTGCATTCCTGCAAAAGATATATTTAAAAAATGTCCACATTCTCCGCAACCGAATATTGTTGCGATAACTCCATTGTTAAAAGTCATCATATCATTAGTAACTAGAGCTAAATCTTTCTTGCAGTTTGGACAGCGAGCTTTTTTAGGTTGTTTTGGTAGACCGTCAATAATATCAGACATTAAGAATCTCTTCTTTCTTCAGATTTATTGTTCGCAGCGGTAAGTTCGTCTAAATAATCCAGGAACACCAGGATGTTACCGGGTGTCGCTACCTGAGCAAACTCCTTAATCACTTCTGGATTGCAGATGTCGCCCCTCTCCCATCGTAACCACTCCGTCCTGCAACTTTCAGCTTTAGTACGCAGGAGTTTTAGAATCTTGTCCCGTTCCGTATCAGGCATTTATAATCTCCTCTCTCTTCTCATCCATTTCTTGTTCTCTTAGTTTAACAACTTTCTCTAGCGCCTCACAGACACCAGCGTAGGAGAGGTCTTTGATCTTTACAGTTGTCGCAAAATCAAATCCTATTTCTGCTTCGATCGGTATATTGATTCTAATGCCATTATAGAATACAAACTCTCTTTCAAATGCCCTAATGGTGTGCTCGAGAGCTGTCCAGATTCTATCAGATGAATGAGGTAAATCCTGCACAATGGAGTCGTGTCCTTCTTGGACAATGAAACTTGTATCTCTAGCTGAATTATTTTCCAAGTGAAAAACAGCAAAGCCAGTATTATCACCAACAGTTGATTGTGGGACATATGCGTAAGCCTCGTTTAGAATAGAGTAGTTTGTATCATTTGGTCGAAGTCCTAGAAACTGCCTCTGTCTTCCAGCAGGAGTTTCTAAAACCCTAGATTTATAGAGTTGCTCTTGGATGTATTTATGAAAGACGTTCTCTGTAGATGGATCGAATGCTGTAAGCTTATCGAGAAGATGTTGACACATTGTTGGATTAATACTAAAGCCTTCTTGAGCCAGACTATCGCTCATCCGATTCCCACGCATCCCGTAGTTTTTCGCGTGCCCGCACTTCTTCCCAAGATAGTATTCCATCCCATCTTTCCACTCCCCTTCGGACTTGACGGATAAATCTAAACCAAATAAGAACGCAGCCCGTTTTAAATGACGGTTTAACCCGGTTTGTAATTCTGTAAGTGCGCTTGTATTTCCAGAAAGTGCTAAAACCGGCCATTCCTCCGCTCCCTTCTGATCCACCATTAAGAAGATACCCCCTGGTCTGGCAACCAGACACCTTCTAAATGTTTTAGCAATCGACCCATGTTTTGGAAAGTTTTGTGCGTTATTTCCAAACCCGAATGTATGCTTTTTAGATGATCTTCTGCCAGTAACAGTCCCTGCAACATTGTAAGAGGATAGATATAAAAGAAGATCATCTGGTGTTTTATAAAGCCTTGCGTTAAGATAAGAGCTTTTGATTTTCCCCAATTCACGTATTTTAAGGATTGCTCGGATTGCTGGGTCGCCGCCGGCGTAGTTAAATTGATTCTTGACGAGAATTTTTTGGAGCGCAAGTTCGGAGGATGAGAACTTTTGGTCATAGTTTCCTTCGGAGTCTTTCTTTGTTATTTTTGGAATCTCATATCCAAGTTCTTGCATCTTCTTGACTAGGGTTCTTTGGCCGTTGTTGGCATTGATATTAACTGAGCCTTCTGAGCCATCATCATTCTCTGCGCCGAGATAAACTGTGCAATTCCATTGAGTCGTAGCGATTTCTAGATTCTTTTTAATCTCTTCATTGACGAAGATTTTAGCTTCTTTTAGCCGTAGGGGATCGACACAGATTCCTCGATTTCCTATGCGGTTGTAGATGGCCTGGAGAGAGTGGAGATAGGAGGAGGTTATTTTTTCAATCATTCTAGTCCGCGCTCTTTTAATTCTTCTTCTTTCCATACTTCAAATCTTATAATTCTTGATACATGAAGTTGTGAAATTCCATATTTCTGCGCTATTCTTCTTTGAGTTTCTTTTTTACAGTCTTCTCTTATCTTTCTTGCTATTTCCATGTTGATCTTAACATGTTTTGATCTTCTTGTATTTTCTTTGTGTGTTACAGGTTTTAAATGTTCTGGATTAATACAAATTTTAACATCGCAAAGATGATCTAGTTCTAATTCAGAAGGAACAGCTCCATATTTTTGCTCATAAAAATAAATATGAGCAAGAATATTTTTTTGTTTTATGTTATCCCAGTAATATCCATAACCAGTATGGTGAGGAGAACCTCCGTATATATGACATGAAGTTATATATCCTCTATCTTCTTCAGTATAAAGCTTAAAAATTTTTGGCATTTATTCAATTCCTCGTTCTTTTATTTCTATTTCTTGTTGTTCAAATACTTCCATTGTAACGGTGACATCTAGACAATTATATCTTCTTAATCCTGACATATCCTTCATTGACCATTGTTTTCCATCTTCTTTATAAAAAGGTTGTCTAGTATATTGTCGAGTCATGAATTGCAGCGAATGAGGTAATTCTGCCCAAAGAATATGATGTCTTATTCGAGTATCAACAATATTTGATAAAGGAATGTCAAAACCTAGACAATTTAATCTTGACACATCGAATTCAAAAAAGTTCTGCCCTAATATTTTCTTTTCTTTAAAGAGTTTATCTAATTTTCTCCATAAAATAATCTGTTCATATTCAGATTCCCTAAATAAGGGGAAACTTATCCCCAAATCACGAGAAGAAGCAATACCAATACAAGTAGGATAACCAATATGGGGATAAAAGAAACTGTTCTTTTTGCAATAAATCGTTTCAATATCCACAGAAAGTAAGCTACAAGAATGCTCGAAATAATCCAACAGCTTAAGAATTTCAAAAAAAGAAAGATCATATAAGAGCTTTCTATCTGGAAGAGGTTGGATGAAGCCATTTTGTTTATGGTAGTCTAGTTCCGATTTCGCTTTTCCAAGATCCAAGGAAACGATAATATCACGAAGACTCCAATCAGCCATGATGGAATCAGGGAGATAAGATGGAATAACATAATGAGGATAAGTAAGCAGATTGCTGCAAAGTAAAGAACCAGCGTACTTATCAAGAGGAGTTTCGTCTTCGTTTTCGATGAGAAGCCCGGCAATTTCTCTTGCACTTCTTCGTCCTTTTCTTGTATTCGCATCTCGAACCTCTTTGCACAAATAGGATGATGTATTCCCTAGAGCTATAATCAGTGGCGGCTTATAATGATTAAGATCATTCTCTATAATTCGATAACTGGACTTATCCTCTAAATCTGGCTTTCTGCAAGTTACATAGTAGTCTGTAATTTCAGCTTCTTTCATCATCTTATCAAAGACGTATCCTAAACCAGAAGAAAAGAGAAAGCCTTTCTCCGCGTCCTTTTGATAAGGCTCATCTACCGTAACCCAGATTTGAGAATGTGGATCGCCTTTAGAATGAATCTCTTTAGGCATTTGCGGCCTCAGCTAAAACATCTCCATGACAAGGCTTAGGATGACACCAACAGCCTAACACTTTTCCTCTCAAATTAATTACTTGCCCTTTTAACCAGTCATTATTTAAAAGCCGCTGTTTATATTTTGCAATAACTTCTTCTCTTGTACCATCTCTACCTATGACGAAAGGATTTCCCCATATAGAAGGTCTTCCTATATATACATCATAAGATGCTTTCTTAATATGTACTACCATCTCTTTTGGCATTATTTATACACCAACAATCTATGCATCTGACAAGATTTTTATAAGCTGGACGTATTCCACAAGTAACGCACATTCCTTGTGCCTTAAGTGCATCATATCTCTTTTTTCTCTTATTTCTGAATCGCTCTGTATACATTAGACGGCACTTTAGGCAATAAGAATGATGCGGAGAGCTGCGGCCACAATTCAGACAGATACCTCTAGCTTTTCTGGCCTCACGCCATTTTGATCTGTTTCTCATAGATATTTGTCTTTTATATCTCGTAACCAGAAGAGTTGCTTTACACTTATTGGGATACCGTCACCCACTTGGTCTAGGAATCTCTTCTCAGATTCTGTAAAAGAATCTCCAAGGACTCCAATACCATACATTTCCATAATCTTATCTGCTTCCTGTCTTCGTTCATCTGCATTTAAAGTACAACTACTAAGATCGTGATAACTCATAAGATAATCTCCACCCTATGCTTTCCCGGATTCGTATCATTCTGCCAGTGCTTATTACAGAGATAACGACTATCAAATGGATGCTCTTCGTTATAATGAAGAATCACATTCGCTTCTTCTTGACATCGTCTACCATCGCAGTCTACATATTGGCATTGGCGACTCATCAGCACACCTCAATCGAAAAATCTAGGAGCACTATCTCTAGTGCTCCTAAGTCAAGTAAGAGGATATATCGAATCGTCCTTTAGAGGACTGTTGGTTTAATCTTTTGAAGCCATGTCTCTAGCATGGCGAATCTGAGGATACAAAGAAGCGCATTCCCCTTTATCTCCTTTGATAGCGCAGATAAACTGCCGCGGCTCATTGGAATCTCGTCCTTGATAAGTCTTAATCCCAACTTCCCATTGAGCAGTTTTTCCAACGATAGGACCAGCGTATTTCCATGTCGTAGGGTCTTCTGCATTAAAGGTAGCTTTATCTACGTCAAAGATTCCGGGAATCGAGGGTTCTTCTCCATTCTGATCTTCCATAGGAACACCAAAGGAGTGAAAGAAATCTTGAATCCAAGATGGAATCTTAGTATTCAATCCTGCAAAGATTCTCTTTCCATCTTGATCGCCACCTACAATGGAGACTTCTGCATTAAAGTTTATCGAGTCTCCAGCTTTAGACTTCTTTGGTCTAAACTGTTCAAATTTCACAGTATATAGACCTGGAGGAACTGGCTTTGGACCACTGAGTTCTTCTTTATTGAATTTAAAACCCATTTAATTGCTCCTTTTTGAGTTTGTATTTTTAGATTTACATCTAAACTTCATGGAAAAAATCCAATTATAACAACTTCTGCTCCATCACGAACAGCTTCGACTGGAAATTCTTTAACATATGATTGTTTTAATACTCCGTCAGAAGTGTAAAGAATAGTATAAAGTTCTTCATCAAGTTTAGGAGGGTTATCAACTGAGTTTATATATTTATTGTGAAATTTACGATAATCTCCCTCAAGAATAAAGAATTTAATATCTTCTTGTCCGCACTGATCGTAAATAATTACTGTCTTCATTTCTTCGCTCCGATTCTTTCATGATGCTTTTTCAAAATAAGCTCTATCGAGGGCGTCTCTTCTTTGTCAATCTCAAGAGTCGTAGATGCCCCAAACTCATTATCTGGCTTTGTCTGTACTATGTACGCATTTTTATAATCAATAGTAATACGCCAACATTCGTTAAAAATACACAGAACAGTAGCAAGGTATTGAGGATCGACTGTATATCTTCCTGTGTAGGCGGTTTTTTCTGCCGTCGATTTATCCACATCCTTCTCATCTCGTTCATGAAACACAAACACAACATTACCAAGCTGAGAGAACTCGTTAACAATATACTCAAGATACCCACGAACGCCATTGATTATATCCCATCCAGCTCCAATACTGAGTTTCTTATTAGGGCTTAAACGAATACTTCTACCAAGCTTTGAGTCTTGTCTAATGAGTTCATTCTCCATAGCTTTTTTCATGTAAGTCACAGAGTCAAAGACAAAAGTAGAAGGAATAGATTCTCCTGCGCTCTTAACAGATTTAAGAAGTGCTAGATCATTCTCCACTGTTCTCATAGCATTTGGATTATTCTGGTCTAAATCAACCAGAGTCTTGATTCTGATTCCATCTTTTCCCCTAAGAGATTGAGCGCGGTCATCGAAATCATAAACGAGAATAGGCTTAGGCGCGGTGACTGCTAACCAGCTTTTACCTGTCTTTGGTTTTCCTACTATAGCAAGCTTAAGCTTTACTTCAGAGAGGAGGGATTTAGCATCTACCCCTCCTATTTGCGCGAAGGGATCTGAAATAGAAGATAATGGGGATAAAGGTTGCGTGGTCATATCTCTCTCACATGCTCTACTGGTTGATCGGATGTAGGTTTAGGCCAAGCTCTTTTTTTGTTTTTTTCTAATTTAGCAAAGCAACCAAGTACGAATTCCTCAAATGTAAATCCAGCGCGTCTAGCTGCATCAAAGATTAAAAATTGGCAATCCACATATTCTTCAAGATCAGTCTTATTATCTAGTACCTCTTGCACTTCTTTTGCCAAATGTTTTAATGGTCCCTCTGGGCCGCGTTCTTCATCTGATCCAAATATTTTTCTCGACCATTCTGCTTGTAGATTCCAAAATCTCTTTAAGGTTGGAGCTTTCATCCAAGTACCTCCTCTACCTCTACATTCAAACTCGCAGCTTTAAGCTTAAAGAGTGCATAATGCTCCGCACAGAAATACTCTCCACCTGCAATTCTCTCTCTATCCTCTACTATTTCAACCTGCGCATTTCTTGTACATTGCATATGATTCTTCTTTAAAGCCGTACATCTAGGCGTATCTGTGTGAATATTGGGAAGTTTTTTAATTTTGATGAAGGTCATTTGCAAGTTCTCCTATCTTTAAGTCTTCTTTAGTTTTCTCTTCGGGATTCCAACACTTTACTTGAACGAACGAGTTCGCTCTGACTACCTTTTGTGCTTCTGAGTCGAGTCTATGGAGGTTTTGAAAAGGGCAATTAGAGTGCATATAATTTGTGCAATGAGAAGTATCGTAATCAGGAGTAACACCGTTATCAAGTCCCAGAAGAAGGTCATAGATTTTAGATGCCGTCCTTATTTGTCGAAGACGATAATCTTCAAGTTGTTGATCTGTTTTATAAAGAGGCATACGCTTAAATCGCTCTTCAAGCTTCTCATTATAAGCTGTCTGGAGAAAGTTCATCCAGATTTTGTTTGTGGGTTTTCGAGTGATCCTTCCAGTTGTAACAGGCCCTCCTAGCTCATTAAAGCTCTTAATAAGGGCTCTCGCAGCATACACATACCCTGTCATTCCATCTTGAATCTCGTAATCTATGAGAGGAGAGCCTCTAAAAGCAGCCTTAGTTTTATGATCCATTGGACAGATGGATTCGCCGTCGTCTACTAGGAGATCAATTTTTCCAGAGAGGTAGAGACGGAATGGAAACTCTCGAAGAACCTCATAATGAAATGAGTCTCCAATTTTCAGTTCACTTTTATAATCTGAAGATTCAATCTCAGGTAAAGAGAATAATGGAACCTCTTTACTCTTGCCAAAATAAAGCTCCGTTCCTATAACTCTGAATCTCTCGTTCTCTTTGCTGAAGTAAGTAGCGTATCCTAACATCCAAGTACTAAAGCCTAAGAATCCATTTAATGCAGAGTAGTTCTTTCTATCTTTTTCAAACTCGCTCGTTCTATAATAGTCCATATCAAGGCCAGTCCATATCTTAGAGGCAGTCGCCGTGGCCCATAATGGAATAGAGAATTGAGGGTCTTTTCGATGCGTGTAATAAAGCTCTACCATCTTATGCACTGCTGTGCCTAGGTCGAGAAACCAAACTCTATGCCCCTGTGGGGCCACGCAATAGATGAATTCTTCTGTGAATTTCGCTTCACAGGTTCTAAAGGTGCTCATCATGTGATGATCTAGATAGAGTTCTAGCACGCCGTCTTCAGCTATCTTGAGCCAGTGCAGTTTTTCAGCGTATTTTATAAGTTTTTCAAGATCAGTCATTGTACCTCATTTGGATCATCATCTATTAATTTGACGTATCCGATGATATCATGCCATGAATCCTTATAGTTCGGATCACCATTTAAGATGCGACCGATCTTGACAGCTATCATCTCTAGAACTTCTTTCTTTGCATCCGAAAGATGCTGCCAATTTTTCGCACCATCCATCACGTTTTTAAGTCTCTGTGTTATTTGAGCACGTTCGTGAAAAGAGCCATACTTTTTTTCCCTATCTAAGAGAGTTTGTTCTATTGATTCTTCTTGTTTTCGAGAGGCTAAATATTGAATATCATCTCTCGCTTTTGTCTCTTCCATGCGAGAGTCTTGTTCTTTTTCGGGGAATCTTAAATATTGAATATCACCGCTTTCATCCATCACTTCCCTCCAAACATTCCAACAATCTGATCCTGCGTATATCCCGCATTTAAAAGCTGCTGTAAAATATCTTTCATAGAGTTCTCTTTAGGCTTAATAACCCTAGTCTTCTTGACTGTAGTTTCAGTTGAAGAAGTTCCTGATACAGGAACAGTCGATGTATTGATCTTAAACTGTCTCCCCGCATTTCTATGAAACCACTCTGATCTACGCTTATCTCGCTCTCTAAGCATTGCACCATAGATTGTATGGTGGAATTCAACCGCTAGAAGCAGTTCATCATCTGTAAGAGTGCTTATTTTTCTATTATAGAAAAGCCAATCCTCGCCGCTGAAGCTGATTTGTCGCGCTTTTTGAGTTCTGAAGTAAGTTCTATCTTTCTCTTCGTCATAGTGCTCAGACTTCTTTACTACAACCTGCTCTGTCATTGTGACTTTAGACAGGCAATTAGAGCACTTAGATGGATCAACTGTGGAAGCGTTATGAATGCAGTATTGCTCCCTACATTGACGGCAACAGCCTAGATGAACTTGTTCTGTTAGATTTAACTCTCTACAGTCGCCACAAACATAGGGATAGAGAAGGGAAGTGTCTTCTATGAGCTTTTGATCTATCTCTTCATTTGTTGAATCTATGGCTTCTGTCGTAGAATCAGATAAAGGCTCTAGTTCTGATTCTAATTCCTCTTCTTGATCTTGATCGAAGTCTGCCATCCTATGCAACCTTTCCATTCCTAGACTCTAGAATCTTTTGAAGCTTCGCCTGTTGTACCGGCAGCTTACCTGCTAAGAGATCATCAAGTATAATCCGCATCAGCGTCTGAGCTATCGGCCCAAGAGAATCAAGATAAACCATATGCGTAGCAGAGACTTTAAAAGTCTTAGGAACTAATACAGAATGAGATTTTTGTTTTAGAATCATTTTGGGTGTACTCAATTTCAAGGATAGCACTCGGTACACCGAAAGTCAAGGCCCTTTGCAACCCTTTGATTCGATGTGTCTTATGCCCAGGCCCTCGAGGGAGGGACTAAATCCTCGCTCCTCTCAGCGAGAGAGGGACTAATCACCTGCTTAGATCGTCGAAGAGCTTCCTAGCCCTCGGGTGTTCACAGCGACTGACACTGAGAATTCTAGAACTGATTCCTGCTGGAGCATCAGAAAGATAGGTAGAATAGTCTCTTATCTCATGTGCTGATGCAAATTCTTCCTTATTCTTTAGTTCAATTTCATCTCTTATTTTTATAACTACAATCCATTCACGACATTTCATTTTAAACTCCTCTCATAACCTCAAATTGATTTTGAAACGTTTCTCGAATCTGCTCATGCTCTGCTACGACTCGTGCTATATCTTCCATACTCACAAAGGCTCCATGTCCTCTTTTTACTTCTGAAGTCTGAGCAGTTCTATACAAGAAGTCGCCTTTTCCGAGCAAGAATTCAGCGCCATTCTCATCGAGTACAACTCTGGAATCTGTTCCAGTGGGGAGTTTAAAGCATATTCTCGTGGGGAAATTTGCTTTGATGTCTCCGTCGATAACTTTGATCGAAGGTCGTTGCGTAGCCGCAATAATGTGAATTCCAGCAGCTCTAGAGATTTGAGCCAGTCCTTTAATAGAATCGCTAATTCTGATTCTTTTTGAGTCTTTGTCTTCATTTTTCGCAAGCTCCTTGTCTTGACCGATTACGTCTGCGAGTTCGTCTATGATTAGGACGTAGTATGGTTTCTGTCCATAACCTAGTCTATTATATTCAGTTATATTTCGTGCTAATCCTTTCATAAGCTCTGTACGAAGACGTACTTCTTTCTTAAGCATATGAAGGACATCATAGAGGTCTTCGATTTTATCAATCATTTCTAAAGTATGATCTAGAGAATTGAATAACGTAAGATCTAATTGCTTTGTATCCACTAAAATGAGCTTCAATTCTGATGACGCCTTCATCAAAGACAAGCCACAAATTAATTCGCTTAAAAAGACAGACTTCCCAGCGCCAGTACTTCCAGCTATCAAAAGATGGGGTTGAGTAACTAAATCTAAGCAGAGAGTTTCCCCAGTTACGCCTTTTCCAAGCATAAGTGGAAGATGATATTTTTGCTGTTGTGCTATCTGTAGTGTCTGCCATAAGCAATCATCAAACCTAATTAAGGTTCGCTCCTTATTTGGGACCATGATTGAAATTTCGTTTAAGATACGTTGAATAAGGACTGACTCAACGCCGCAAGCTAGAGCTATGTCTTCAGTCTTGTTTAAGACTTTAGCCAAGGGACTAGTTGCAAGAGGTTTGAAGAAATAAGAAGTAACAACTGGCCCTGGTTCTACGCGATTAAACGTCGCGTAGAAGCCAAGAGCAGCAAGTTTAGAGGTTATGGCTTTGGCGATAGCAGCGTTTTCAGGTTGTAAGTTCTCGAAAGGATTAGTTTGCTGCATATTGTGGAATCCTTATTTGATTTTCCACTGCACTGTAAATATGCCATAAAAAGTCTCGTAAAATTACAGTGGATAGATATCTTGATTGCTCTGGAATCTCTTGTCCAGTTCCTACAATGTAAATTGTAGCTTTATGACATATTTCTGTTTTGTCTACTTCAAACCATAAAGTTATTTTATCCATTTGTTTATCCGCAAAAAGAAATTTAGACCACCTTGGAAGCATGAGAGGTTGCTTATCGACGAAATCTAATTGATACTTATATATTATTCTGGCCATAAAGCTCCTCCAACTCTGAGACTTGAGACTCTTTCTCTTTCTTTTTCTCCTCTATGATGATTAAATCAAAAATCAAAGAGAGAGCAGCAGCGTCATTGTATGAGGATGCGATCATTAAAATCATTAATTCTTTATCCAAGTCTGGTCTGATCTCATGTATATAATTGAATACCACCATCTGCGATGCAAAAGTATTAACTAGGGCTTTTCGCATCCAGCTATAGCGTTCTGTGTTAGATTCTTTCTCTTCCAGAGTAGCTTTCTTTTCTTGAAGACACTTATTTAAATATTCTTCAAGTGGTTTTCTAAACTTCTCTAACTCTGCGGACCAGTTTATATCTTTTATGAGGATTTCATCGGGGTTATCCATCAATACTCCTTGCTCAATAAAGGCTCATTAGCAGCTGCAAATATTCGCAATAAATCCATATAATAGCGATCATACATGCTATCGCGTTCATCCACTTCAAGTTGCATTATTAAAGCAGTTGCCATTACTTCAATATCTTTGTATGTATATCGATTCATTTCAATCTTCCTTCCTCCAACGCCTTTCTTACATTCCCATCATGTAACTGCAACCTAAGAGTCGGTGCAAGATACTTAAATGCACTCTTAAAGTTCACCTTATTTCTATCGAACTTCAAAAAATATCCTCCAGTTCTATCTGCAATCTCCTTTAGAAGTACTGCACCGTAGTCAGAGTCTCCTATACAGATAAAGACTGTATCTACTGGAGTCTTTTCTTCGATAGCTTGAGTAAGGCATTGTTCTTTCTTCTCTGTGTTATTTGGCTGCCCGTCGCTAAAGATAACATAACGAGAAGCCTTTGGATTCATCTTTTGTGCCCTGTCAAAGGTTTCAAAGAGTGGCGTGCTGCCACTAACTAGAATGTCTCCATCTGGCCCTACTAGAGCCTTTACTGCTACAGATAGAGCAGGTAGATTAGTTGTAAGAGGCTCTAACTGTTGATCTGCGACTTTATTCATCGGATGAATTGATACAGCAGTTTGATTTAAAACGCAGTTACGCATAAACTCTACGCAACCTTCTATAGCATCTGTAATCTTCGGACCTGCCATAGAGCCAGAATCATCAAAGATTATACGAATTCGCTCTGAACAATCTTCGGGTTTGGAGTATTTGATCTCTTGCGATAAAGCTTTAGATTCTTTCTTTATAAGTCCTTCTTGCTTTTGTGCTTGATCTAAAGCTGCCGCGAGGCCACTTTTCTTTGGGGTGAATTTGAAGCCGTCTGTCATTGGATTGTATCCTTATCTTCGTCCTCATCTTCATCTTCAAGATCATAGAGTTCATCGAAACAGTCTGCACAGAGATAACTGTCATCATCAAGTGGTCTGATGTTCAACCTATCTGTAATTTCAACACCACAATTTTCACACTTCATCTTTTGCTCCTCTCTCATCTTACGCTCTATACATCTGCCACAACATATTAAGTTCACTCATCTTCGATCCATCTCCTCCATTTCTATCTGGATGATAGATCAAAGCTGCTTTTCTGTAAACTTTGAGTAAGTCTATCGCACTGGATTTAGATAGATCAATCTCTGTTTTTAAGGCTTCAGCCAATATTCCTTGAAGCTTCGCAGCAATAGATTCTTTTGATAGACTGCCGCCAGCTACAGGTTGGCCGTAGGAATAGAAGAATTCTTCTGCTTTAGGAATATCTCCCAGTTTTTGCTTTTTGACTCCATCTACAAAGTCTTGTAGAGAATCATGCTTTTTAAAATAAGATTCTGAGCTTATATATTGCATCGTAAGATAGATCTTCTTTAGAGAGTCAAATTTATCTTGAGGAATAGTCCAGATATAAGTCTTCGGGTCCATTGTTCTACTATCTCCAGGAATCTGCTTGAGATAATAGCAACAATCTTTTATAGTCGCAAAGACCTTTGCTCCATATACCTTTTTCTCAGTTGCTGAGATAGAGAAAACAAGACGCACTAAGTCTTGAACTCCCTTATCTGGAAGGGAGATTTGAAATTCCTCATAGTGAAGATAGAGCATACTTTGTCCTCTGTAGTAGAGAGATGAAAACGAATCTTTAACTTTTTCAAATCTGTAAGTTCCTGCTTTATCACAATATAGAGATTGTATTTCGCCGTGAATCTGATGTTTGAACTCAGTGAAAGGAGTTGGGGACCAGAAATATAGAAACTTACAGGCAATACAGACACAATATTCTCCATAAATCCAACGCTCATTGTCTCTATTATCTAGGAGAAGTTCTTGCTCCTCACAGAAGAGACAATCGTAGACTTTAGCTTCAAGTTTACGACAGTCGTCGCACTTGTTAAAAGTGAGAAAACAGTGCTTTTTACCGCAGCTTGAACATGCGGGAGCGAGTTCTTCGAGTCTCTCCTTTACCGCTTTTAATTTTACAGCGTCATAGTCATAGTTTCCAGATATAAAAATATCTTCTTTTTTAATTTGAGCTTTAATTTTTATTATCTTTTGTATACAATCTGTACAGTAACTACTATTAAATGAATAAAATACTTTCGCTCCGCATTGTTTACAAGTATTTAATATCATACGAAGTCCTAAAACACCTCTAGCCATCTCATAGATCAAGCCAAATTCGACTTGTACTAGAGGAGATGGCTATCAGTGAATTTTACTTAAGAACAGACCCCCTTGGTCCTCATGAGATTTTAGGGGGTCAGACTTAGCATTCGGGCAACCACCTTTGTTTTGGAAGACAAATAATAAAGAATTACGACTGTGAAGCCTGCAGTGCCTGAAGCATTGCAATAAGATCAGCAGCACTAACTCCAGAGGCAGTAAGCTTCTTAAGATCACGAGTAGCTTTTTCCACAGGAGAAAGATTACGCCGCTGAATCTCAGCAGTCAAAAGCTCCCTAGGATCAAATACAGTCTCAGAGAAGGGAAACTTCAAAGTCCCATCTTCAACTGTATCCCCAAGAGCCTTTGGAACTACAGTGCTAAAGCGTGAATTAACACCGAGATTAACAATATACATCGCAAGCTCGGGATCATCATCAAAGTACTTCTCAAATGCCTCAATAGAGCCAAACTTCGGCTTTGCAATAGTCTGCATTGCCTCACATTCCATCTTCGTCCCATCCGTAGGATCAGCAGTCTTATCATTTGCTGCTTCATACTTTGAGAAGTTTGGATCTTTCTGTGTAGCAAGCTTTACTTCCCTGATGATTTCTCCCGGTTTACCATCCTTATCTTTTTCACGAACTGGACTTCCCTCTTTATCCAGTTTCGTATAGACGCGATAATCTACATTCTCCGTAGAGAGAGGGACTGCGAGAGTGTTAGAGGTTTCAGTGGAGGGTAGAGCAGCAGTAGTAGACATAAATTTAATTGCTCCTTCTTTCGGTTTAGATTAGAATTTAACTACTTTTACTGGCAAAGCCAGAGAGCCTTTGAGATTTTAAGCTCTATGCTTCTCTTCCGCGAAAATCTAAGAGACTGGTTTTCGCACTTACAGTCTATCTTAGAGGAAACACCTTTAATGGTGTCTAAGAAGAGAAGCATACAGCCTAAAGCTGCTTAGGCTGTTTAAATCAATCCTTTTCAAATACTACTAGTAGCTGATCTTCATCACATATAACGGCTACAAGTTCCTCTCCGTATTTTTCTTGAAAATACTTAATTGCCTCTTCGGATGTTTCAAAGGCTTTTAATTTTAATTCTATTTCTGCATAATAATTTTTCATGTGCTCTAAACCAAGCCTTTCTGAGTGTACTCCCTCATATCCGGTTTGTCAAGCAAAATCAGCGTCTTGGAGCGGATTTTTTCACTTTGAAGCTGTGCAATTTGCGCTGCCGAAGGCACCCATTCAGGCTCTCTCGGTTGGATTGAGAGCGGCTTCCAATTCTTGTAGGCTGAGAGCGGCCATCTGCGCCCACACTCTATACATAGATGATGCTGTTTTTGCGGCGGTAATCTTAACTCTTCGCCTTTAGAGCCAGTGGCGAAGCGCTCGATGATTGTTTCTTTGTGTCTACAAAAAAGCTGTTTTAAGCTTATCATCTAAAAGCTCCCTTCACGGCAGCGAAGAACGCTGTGTTTTCTAGCTGTGTGTATACCCATCTTTTTCAATTCCAATAAACATTCCACACCATCTTAGTCCTAAATAGTCGCCGTAATCTTCTACTCGTTTTGCAAATTCATTTAAGCTCTTGCATCCATCATCGCTTCGACGATATAACTTTATGAGCGCAATTTTTTGTGCGTCTGTCCATTTTAAATTTAACATATAAAGCTCCCTTCACGGCTTAAAAATGACTTCCCTGCGGCGTTGCCGCGTTATAATGGTAGTTGTGGCTCTTTATAAAACCATGAACTATATTGTGCTTTTGCAAGACCACGTTCTTCTAGAATCTTTTTAATCAAGTCTTTCATTCCACATCTTATTCCATGCCCATTTAAGGCACAGTAAACGAGATTCCATTGTCCTGACCAAACGGAGCCGTGACTATCTCTTTCATCTCGTGTAACTCCGCCTAGCTCTAAATACATATTTACGTATTGAGTTTTTGTGAGATTTAATCTTCTTCGCATGATTTAATCTCCCTTGAGACATTCTAGGAATTGCAACCTTCCGTTCAAGTACTACGGTGACATTATTTTTGAACGTTGCTTTTTAGAATGTCTCAAGCGAGACTAAACTCGCTTTTTAGTCTCTTTTCGGATCATATCCCATCTTATGCAAGATATCATCCACGCTATTCTCATCCCTAGTATCTCTAACTGGTATAAGTGGATTATCTCCACTAAAGATACCAGTCTTCAAGAATGCATTTGGATTCTCTCTTAGAGCAGAGTCTATAACCTTATTGCCGGCAGCGAGCTTTTTATTATCGTTATCTTGACAAGCTGCGGAGCAATAAAGCTCTTTTTCTGAAAGAGCAGAGGATTCAGTCTCGTTGTATTGATTGAAACAGTTTACACATTCATTCATGCCTCCACGCTTCCCTTCTCTTCTTGAATATAACACTTTACCGATTGTATTCATATCTTCACTCCTAACTGGCGAGCAGCTTCTTTGCCGCCTTCCACGAAGGCCAGAGCTAGAGCAACCTTGAACCAAACCATGCATGCTGATGGGAACATAGGCATCGATTTTTTGTGTTGTTCCTGTTCCACGAACTCGTTAGCGTACTGTTCCGGAGTCATATCTGTATCCTCCCGCCCACCACTCCGTGGTGGATTATCAACTCCCGCATCTCTGGCTAGAGCATTAAGCTCCAACAATAGCTGTTTCTTTACCGGATTGTTCTGGGCTTCGCGTTCATGGGCACAGTGATTGCTGTTCCCATCGTTAATCGAATTGATCGCGGTCCAAACACGTCATAAAGCACATGAATGGATCACCGTGTTCGATGTAGTTACGAAGATGACGCACAGCTTGCTCCGACATTGTGTTTTCCTTTCTCCTATTTCTTTCCTTCAGCCAACCTAGCTGCAAAACTCTTCTCCGGTGGCGCTATCGCGCTATCCAAAAACTCTAAGCCATCATCTATGGCTTTTATTGGAAGTTCCTGAATCCTCGATTCTTCTCTAAGCTCTTGCTGATTCTGTTGAATAAGCTCCTGCAAGGTGCCGTCATCTGCGATTTGATCTTCCTCTTTCTTTGTAACTAAAGTCAGAGCCTCATCATAAGAGAGAGAAGGATTTACTTGTATAAGCCTATACGCTTTGCCCATGAGAGGATTCGTTCTTTCGAGTTCTTTGAGCGAAGCTTCTGCATTCTCTTCTTGTTTCTCCGTTGCTTTCTCTTCTTTTTTAGCTCTTCTCGCGTTAGCGTAACCTTCGGTAAGCTCATTAATCTTTCCTCTCTCAGCATCTATGATTGTGAGCTTATTAATAGTCTTTAGCTCCAGCTTAATGCGATAAGCTTCTAGCTCTTTCTCTTGCTTAAGCTGTAGCTCATGCATCTTCTCCGCGAGAGTTAAATCTTTCTGCGCTGTTCTAAGCTGCCGCGAGAGCTTTAGCTCAAGAGTCTTAGCTCCTTTGTCATCCATAGAACTAAACATAGTGCTAAGAGCAGCAATCTGCTCTTGAAGAGATTCTACCTTTAATCTCAGTGTTCTAATCCTTCTGGGTGTGGTCATAATGACTCATTATCGCACCCTTAGGCGCAGCCTGTCAAGTGCTTTTGACTTAAAAGGCACTCGAATCGACCGCCAAAAACCATCTAAGCGATTGATTCCAAAGCCCTTCGGCCCTTCGGTCCTACACAAAAAATAAAATGCCCTCTCTCCCTCCCCCCCTTAAGACCCCCCCTATCCCCCTCTCCCCTCTCCCCTCGAACTCGATATTTTAATATTAGTGAGTGCCTACTCTAATTCTCTAGTCTCTTCTTTTAAAAATTTTTTTTCTAATAGATACCTAGAATAGAGAGTCTTAATAGAAGGCTCGATTCTTAATTTTAAAATGGCCTCTGGCCCCTTGGGGGCATATACCCCCCTTGGGGAGAGAGAGGGAGAGAGCCTCTTTTTTAGTTTGAGGCGCGCAAAAACGCCTAAGCCCTCTGTTATGAGAGCTTTAGGCGTCTTTGTATGGCCAGTTTCGGTCAAAATCGGTTACAAATCGAGCTCAAACCCTGTAGCTGCCGTTTGAATTCAGGGTCATTCATCAGGCCCGCGTCTGCAATAGAGTCGATAACATCTTGAACACTCGCAACTTTCGCGTACTGCGGGTTAAATTCGCGCGCTATGCGCGGTCGAACAGC